GCCACGCCGCAGCGGACTTCTCTGATCGCTGTCTGCATGACCACCATATCCCCCGTGGCGACCCCGGAGAAGTCCGTCCCGACGAGGGAGTCGCCGTCCAGGGTTCCGTTCCCCGAGACGACGGTCGTGAACGTGTTCGGCCTGGGGCTGGCCCGCAGGATCTCCCCCGTCGTGGTGTCGTAGACAACAAGGTATCTATTCATCATCAGCTCCCGGTGTTATTGGAGATGGCCCAGTTAGCCCCTGGGACGTTATCCCTTCCCGACGTGTTGCTGCGTCCCGACAGACCGCAGATCTGGCATCCGTCGGTCGCGTTGCCCGCCTCCTGGACCCCATATCCTGTATTGTAAGCCGCAGAGATGTCCCCGATCTCCACCGCGTAGCAGCTCGTCCCGTCGATATAGACCCCCGCTCCCCCGTTCCCGTACGACATGATGCTGGAAGCGGAATAGCAGTTTCCCCTAACGAAGTAGACCCCGATGTTGTCGTTCGCCTGGGCCTCCAGCGAGGAGAATGAGACCTGAGAGCACCCGTTGATTCTCATGCCATAACGGGAGCAGTCGTACACCGCAATGTTCGAGACGGCCCCACCGTAGACCACGAACTCGATCCCGTCGATGTTCGTCCCACGGCAGTAGTAGACCCTCACGTTCGTGAGATTGCATTCGTAGATCGCGTTGTAAAGAAGTCCGATGTTCGTCCCGTTGTAGACCGTGAAGTTGGAGAACACGCTCCTGTAGATGGTCCCGCCCGAGCCGGTGAAGTAGATCGAGACCCCGGTGTTGTTCTTCACCGAGATGCCGTCGATGACGCACTCGTACAAGGTCGCCGAGTAGACGCCGATCCCCGTGCAGCCGACCACCACGACATCCTTGACGGTCATGGAGTACGCGCCCATGTACACTCCATACGTCCCGACGTCCGAATTACTGTAGACCCCGAAGACGTGGGAGTAGGAGCAGCCAAGGTTCACCCCGACCCCGCCGGACTTGCATGCGTACGAGTTGAGATTGGTGTACGTGCTGGTAGAGCCCGCAGCAGTGATTCCGGTCGTGTAGTTCGTCGCGTAAAGGTTGGCCGCGTAGCAGTATGACCCCCCGAGGTAGATCCCCTGCGTAGAGAATCCCCCAGCCGTCCCGTTGCAGTAGACGTTCGTGATGCTCTGGTTTCCCCTGGTGTAGGTCCCATAGTTCGACAGGTACACGCCGTTCAGGTTGTAAACCTGGCAGTTGTTGATCCGCAGGAAGGCCCCGTAGATCCCGTAGTAGGACGCCGACGCCAGGTTCCCTGCGGTGTAGGCCCTGACGTCCTCCAGGATCCCTCCGCCGTCCGTGGTAATGACATGCTGGCTCCTGGAGCTATAGGCACCCGTCACCTGGACGTTGTAGAGGTACCCGTTCACGATCAGCTTATGGCTCGCGTCGAACTTCATCTCGGGGAGGGCTGTCTCGACCCCTATGATCCATCTCCCGGCGGGGATCGTCACGTCCGCCGTCATGTCCGAACCGCTGGTCCCCTTCACATAGACGATGGAGTAGTTCGAGAGGGCCGTTGTGAGGCTGGCGGCGGTCGCGGTCGCGAGGTCCACGAGGGTCGAGTTCGACGCCGCCGACGACGTCGCCAACTCATACGCCGTGGTCCCGTCGTAGTATTTGAGCTTCTTGGATGTGGTGTTGTACCAGAAGTCCCCTGCCACTTGAGACCCGGGGTCTCCCGCCGCCCCGGTGATAGAGAGGCGGTCGGACTTCAGGGCGGTGGACGCTCCGACCTTCATCAAGGTCGTGGCGTAGATGTTGGCCGGAGCGTTGGCTGGGCCTGCCGCCCCGATGTCACCTCCCCCGTTCGTGACCCAAAGGAGATCCGACCCGCTTGCCCCCGTCATCCTCACGTCGTTGAAGTAGCCATAGTCGAACGGGCTGGCGGAGCTGCCGATGTCCAGGGAGGCCCCCGACGGCAGGACGTCCGTCCCCACGACGATCGACAAGGTGTCGTTCTGCCCGAGGTAGACCTTGCCCTTGGTCCCCACCCCCGCTCCTCCGCTCCCCCCGGCGATTCCACCCTCTATGTAGGCGTCACCTCCATCGCCCCCCAGTTGTACCGCATCTCCCAGACCCCCCGTCCCCCCCTTCAGCGTGGTTCCTCCGCCCCTGCCCGCCCCGATTGGATTGGCGGAAGGGCCTCCGGATTGCCCAGTGATGGTGATGCTGTTTCCGCCGATCCCCGTGGGCATGACGCTCGTCGTGCCGATGTCGAGGGTGCCCTGCACCCCAGGGTTGACCCTGGTGTTAGTAAGAACGAGTGTCCCGACCGTCACGCTGGTGGAGGCGTCAAGGCTGGTGAAATACTCCGTGCCGGAGAACCTATTCCCTGAGCTGTTCCCCTCGATTTCAAGCGCATTGTTGATTAGGGCGACGCCCATAGGTCACCCCCTGGAATGAAAAAGACCGGGGGCGTTCCCCCGAGTGGAGAACGCCCGCCGGTCTGGTTGCCGCGTTCACTCTTTCTCCGGGGAGGCTTCCGCGCCGTTCCCCTCCGTGGCCCCGTCCTCTTCTTCCTCTTCCTCCTCCCCCTCGGGATTCGCCGGGGGCACCTCCGCCGGGGGAGCGGCGGGAGGCTCCGGCGCTGTCGGCCCCGCCTTGGGCGGGATCTTGATCGTGGGGAGCGACCCCTGCCTCGGGGCGCGGAGGATGTAGAACCTCCCGTTCTCCTCGGCCAAGTTGTCCCCCTGCCCGATGTCCAGGTGCCCGATGTCCCTGCGGTTCTCCATGCGGACGAGCTCGATCCGCAGGCGGACGTTGTCCTCGTCCTTGGCGAGAAGGGCCTTCTGCCCCTCGATGTTCTTCAGCTTCTCCTTGAGATTGTTGTCCTTCTGGATCGCGAGCCGGTACTTGAGCGCGTCCATCTCCCCGATCTCCTGGCGCACAGCCACCGGAGGAGATCCAGGAGCCACCGGCATCTGCCTGATCCCCCTGGACTGTGGCGGCGGCACCGCCGCCCTTGCCATCTTCGTGTGCTTGGACATTCACCCGTCCTCCGAAAGGGGGGCTCACCGAGCCCCCGGCCTCTGAACCGTTCACGGTTACAGCTTGGTGTTGTCGGTCGAAGGCTGGAACATGATGTGGGCGTTCCCGTCGCCCACGACCTTCGTGATCCATCCGATCTTCTGGAGCTTCTTCCCCACCGTGACCATCTCGTCGTAGGGGACCACCCCGTTCACCGCCGGGTCCGTCGCCACCAGCATCCCTACCGCAGCCGCAGCCACGCCGTTGTACTTGACGATGGCGAGCGATCCCGGGCAGGTGCACCAGACGGGGAGCCCGGGACCCACGGTCTGCGTCGTGACAAGAACCGTCAAATCGTTCTCGGCGGTGCAGCCCACGGCGTTGCTCACGATGTACGTCCCGGTGAACTTCGCGGGAAGGTTGGCCGTGACCCCCGTGACCGCCACGGCGGTGCATAGCACCTGCACCCCGAACTCGTTCACCCTGATCTCCCCGTTCGCCCCGACCGTGACCGTCCCCTTGGCGATGGTATTTCCCGTGGCCCCGTCCACCGAGAACGCAGCCGCCCCACCGGCCTTGAACATGCTGAAGTCCGCGCTCTCGCGGAGGTTCAGGTCGCCCGTGGCCCCGTCGATGTCGAGCACCGTGGCCCCACCCGCCTGTTTCATGGTGAGGTCGGCCCCGGCGGTCGTCTCGATGCTTCCGGTCGCCTGGGCGATGGTGGTCTTCCCGCCGACCGTCAGGTCCGCCCCTGTCACATCGACGCCGCTGACGGCGTTCACGTTTCCGTTGAGCGTGACCTGTCCGGAACCGGCCTGGGTCAGGGCCGCGTTGTCGGCCCCGTTGCAGAGGGTTACCGTGGGTCCGGCGTTCGTGGTGTTCACGTTGATGTAGTCGTTCCCGTCCGGGGTCTGGACCACGAAGCCGTTCGCGTTGTTGTCCTTGGTGTTGATCTCGGTGTTCACGCCGAGGGCCGCACCGCCGATCGTCAGGGCCTCGGCTCCGGTCGTGGAGGACACGACCAGTTCGTTGTTGGCCCCGTTTCCGACCGTCAAGAGAGATGCGGTGTTGGCCTTGTCGATCGAGACCGGGATGTTCGAGTCGAGGCTCTCGGTCCCGGCAAGCTGGACGTTCTTGCCCCCCGCCGTGGTGATCGTCGCGGGCGATCCGGAGTTGTTGTAGGCGACCTGGAGGGTCGTTCCGGTCGTGGATCCGACCGCCGCCCACGTCCAGCCCGTGGTGGTGTTGCCCTTGCCCATCTGCATGTCGCCGCTCGCGTCGCACCGCATCACGGAGACGTTGGCCCCCGTGATGGTGACCGCCGTGTTCGTCTCGGTCACGAACTGGTTCTGAACGAAGGACTGGTTCGGTCCCGTCAGGCCGGGGACGCTCTGGATGGTCAGCACCCCTGCGGCGTCGATCTTGACCTCGAAGAGGCCGTCGTTGTATGTCGATCCCTTGATGTTGATCAGGTCGCCCGCCGAGAACACGCTCGCGGCCACCGTGACCTTGGCGTTCGCCCCGGCGTTGCCCGGTGTGAACACGCCCGTAGCCACGGTGTTCGTGTTCACCGGCGTCGCCTTGAAGTTCACCACGAACCCGCCCGGCTCCCCCGTCGCGCTCACCGTGTTCCCGTCGTTTAGGAACAGGGTGCTATCCGCCATGTTGACTTCTTCCGAGTGGACGGTCGTGGTCGTCCCGTTCACCGTCAGGTTCTGCGTCACGGTCAGGTTGCCGTTGACCAGGGTCTCCTTGCCCGTCCTCCCGAGGTTCACCGCCGTGGCGCTCGTCCCGCCGATGGTAATGGCTCCCGAGGCGTCCAGGTCCGCCGTGGTGATCCCGACAGTCGTAAGGGCTCCGGCCCCGTCGTAGTTGAAGTACCCGGTGTCATCTCCGAACTTGCTGATCCCTCCGCCCTGCAGGGTCATGGCCCCCGAAGGCGTGAGGTTCACGCTGGCAAGGCCCACCTCCGTGAGGGCTCCCGCCGTCAGGTCGAGGTTTGACACGGCGTCGTTCAGGGTAAGCCCGTTCGACCCGGAGTAGATGTCGGTAGCCGACGTGGTGTTCGTGCTTCCGATGGCCACGGTCTTGGCCGCCGCTCCCGTGCCGAGGTTGACCGTCTGGGCGACCGTGTCGGCTCCGAGCTTGAGGGTTTGCCCGGCAGCAACCTCGATGTCCGTTGTCAAAGCAGAGTCCATCTCGATCCCGCCAGCCGAGGCGGTGACGTTGAAGGCCGTGGCGATGGCCTCGGAGGCCGAGATGGCGACCGACCCGCCCACGGCGAGAAGGCTCAGGTCCACTCCCGCGCCAGCGACCGAGAAGTCGGAGTTCGCGTTTCCCTGGATCGAGACAAGCCCGGTCGCCCCTGCATCGACCGTGACGCCCCCGGCCCCGGTCGCGTTGATGTCCACGTTTCCCGTTCCGGAGTTGAGGACCAGGGCCGTGGCCCCCGTGATGTTTCCCATAGTGATGGTGCGGGCCGCAGCTCCGGTGCCGAGGTTGATGGCCTGCGCGTTGGCGTCGGTTCCGACGCCGATCGAACCACCCGAGGAGTCGATGGTGATCGCTCCCGAGGTCTGGACATCCGCCGTGGTGATTCCCGAAGTCGAGAGAGCCCCCACCCCGTCGAAGCTCCAGACCCCCGTGTCGTCGCCGAACTTGCTGAGTCCGCCACCCTGCAAGGTGAGTGTTCCGGATGGCGTGAGGTCCGCGCTCACCAGCCCGGCTTCCGTGAGGACTCCCGCTCCGCTCAGGTCGATGGAAGATACGGCGTCCGCGATGTTGACGCCGTTGGTTCCGGACTTGATGTCTGTTGCCGAGGCCCCCGTGGTATTCCCCACGGTGACCGTGCGGGCTGCGGCTCCGGTGCCGATGCTGATGGTTCCCGTGGTGGCATCGTTTCCGATGTTGATCGCGTTGGCCCCAGTGGTGTTGAGGCTCATGACTCCCGAGGCGTCGAGGTCCATCACCCCAGTCGTGGTCGCCGTGAGGGTCGCGGAATCGACCGTAACCCCGGCGGCGGAGTTGATGTCCACGACGCCCGCCCCTGCCGTGGTGAGGGTCAGGTTCGTGCCGCTCGTCGGGGTGACCGCTGCCGCCCCGCTCGCCGCGACCTCGATGACCGGCGTACCATTGTCCTGGATGGAGATGGCCTTCCCCGTGCCGATGTTGTTGAAGACGGCGGCGTCTCCGGAACCGGAGGCCGTCTCGCTAAACCCGACCCCGGTCGTGTTGGCACCCATGGAAAGGGAGATGCCCACGCCAGCCGTGGCCCCGGAAGGGGCACGGCCCACCGTGAGGGTGTTTGTCGTGTCGGCGTTCGTGTTGTTCTGGATGGTGACGGCCCCGTCTGCCGCCTTGACGTTGATGGTGTTCCCGAACACGTAGGCGTCGTCCAGGGACTCGGAGGCCCCGGGCACGGCTGCCCACGAGGAGTTGCCCGCCCCGTCAGCCGTGAGGACCTGTCCGACCGTGGCCGCGCCGGATCCAAGGTCTGCGGCGTCGAGGGTCGCGAGGTATCCCACGGGGAGGGTGAGGGTTCCTCCGCTGATGTCGAGGTTTCCGTTGACGTCGAGAATGTCACCGGCGAGGATGGTAACGGTAGCCACACCACCCGGTTCCGCGTACCCTACCGGGGTGTTGAAACCTTGGTTGTTGACAAGGGCAAGAAGACCCATCGTACGTCCTCCTTATCCGAGCACCACGTAGTCCATGTCTATGAAGATTCCGAGCTTGCTCGTCGTGAGAGCCACCCCAACGTCCTGGAGAACCTTCCCGACGCCCCCGGTTGGGGGGTTCTTCGTGATCCCGCCGGGCGTCGCCGGATCCATGAAGTAGATGCTCCCCGGGGTAAGCCCCACGAAACCGTCGATCTCCTCCTCCCTTCGTACCAGGCACTTCCCCAGCGGTAGGAGAGCGGAGACGAACCCGATGCAGGGGCTCGTCGAAACGTACCCCGTGGCTATGTCCACTGTCCCCGAGGAGGAGAGGTACACCGCGTCGAGGAGCCCGGGAAGGGTCGGACCCTGGAGCATCTCCACGTCCGACTGCATCTCGAACTGGTCGGGGGAGAGGGCCTCAAGACTCCCGTCCTCCATGACCGCGATGACTCTTGCCGGGTAGCCCATCACGCCTCCCCACGTCTCCCCGAGTATACCACGGGGCCGGACGCCATGGAATGCCTACGGCACCCAGATCGTCGGCTCGGGCGCCCACACGACCGTGAGGTAGGGGTTGCCCGGCCAGGCGAACACGGAGTTGTCCGTGATCACCCCCAAGACCTTCCTGGCGCACGGGTTCGCGGGGGCCAGCGTGGTCACCGCCCCCGGCGTGATCTTGGAGAGCCACACCTTCCTCCCGGGGACCGGGGGGACGACCGGCGGGGCCGCGATCTCGTAGTACGCCGTCCCCGTCGTCCCGTGCCACGTCATGAACGGGCCGGGGAGGCCGGGGAGGACCGGCCCCATGGCCGCCCCGACCACCTCCGCCGTCGCCATGGCGAGCGCGATGGCCTGGGTCACCGTCCCCGGCGCCGCCGGGGGGTTCGGACCCACGTACGCCACCTCCCCCGGCAGGATCGGGGGGCCGAGGGGGTTCGCCGTGAAGATCACCGCACCCGGGGGAGCCCCCGGCGTCAGAGGCTGCCAGATCCCCCCGTCGTACACGTAGAGCTGGAGGAGGTCCGTCCTCCAGAACAGCTCCGACTGGACGGGGGCCGGGGCCACCGGGAAGGCCGCCCCGCGCTGGAGGGTCAGGCGGCTGATGTGCTGGAGGTTGCCCTCCAGGACGTCGTCCATCTGGGCCGAGTGGAGGTGGTACCGGTTGTCCTCGTTCCTGACCGCGATGACCCCCACCGCGTCCGTGTCCACCTCCCCGAGCTTGATCCAGTCGGACGGGGTGGCCGGGGGCCCGACCGTGAGGAAGATCGCGATGGACAGGTACCCGCCGCCCGGGTCCACGGTCTTCGTGAACTCCAGGTAGACCGGCTGGCCCAGCGTGGCTGGCGCGACGGGGACCAGCGGCGGCGCGATGGGGTAGGTCTGCTTCAGCTCGTACCCGTTGCAGTAGGCGACGTTGAGGCCCACCTGCCCCACCTGGGCGAAGAGCCCGAACCCCGTGGACAGCTGGAACCCGTCCATGACGAAGTTCTTCTCCCGGCGGAGGAACCCGGAGACCCTCTCGTCGAGGAGCAGGGCGAGGTTGGTCCATTCGTCCCACGAGGCGTTGTACGACATGCTCTCCTCCGGCTACGTTACGCGTCCGAGGTTGATCCGCGCCTGGTTGATCCTGCTCCCGCCCGTCTCGACCACGTCCCACCAGTTGTCGATCGGGCCCGGGTAGACCTCCTGGTGGCGGCAGTCCTCGAAGAGGAAATAGCCGCTCCGGCAGACCGGCCACTCCGGCGGCATCACCCGGGCCAGCTTCTCGACCACCTGCTCCGAGAGGCAGTCGTCGCACTCCAGGTAGAAGCACACCAGGAACGACTGGAACGTGATCCCCTGGCCGGGGGTGAAGTCCGTGTCGTCCCCGCACCGCTTGTACTTCAGGGCCAGGCCCGGGTTGGGGATGTAGACGCTCGTCCGGTCCAGCCGGTTGGAGATCAGGATGTTCTTGCACCACTCGTGGACGCCCACCCGCAGGCCGGAGACCAGCCGCGCCCGGGCCGCCACCGCCTGGATCGTGCCCTTGATCTTGAGGATCGCGGCCTGCTGGCGGATCTCCTCCCGCTGCTTGTTGCAGGGGAACTCCCGGTTCACGTCGAGCCCGACCAGCTCCCCCAGCGCCGGGAGGGCCGAGCAGCACGCCTCGTCCACGTCCCACAGGGTGGGCATGCAGTCGATCAGGCCCTTGACGATGTCGAGCTCGATCGCGATGTTCTTCAGGAACCGGCTGAGCGGCCCCCTCTTCCTCTCCTCCGCCAGGAGATCCCCCGTCGCCGGGTCCGTCGGGTTCTCGTGGATGTTGAACCACTCGTTCGACCCCGCGTCGAACTCCGGGTGCAGGGGGACCACCGCGCTCGACGCGTCCACCTCGCCCATGAGCTTGTCCCCGAGGACGTACACCTCCGGCAGGAGCCCGAAGAGGCGGTCCGTGAAGTACCCGCTCTCGATGGCGAGCAGGCTCGCCTGGGTCCCGACGGAGTAGACCCACTCGTAGGTGAGGGGGTCGAAGGTGAAGACCGTGTAGTAGTAGCAGGAGCAGGGGTCCAGGTCGAGGTCGGACACGTGCCCGGCCCCCACGTCCCCCTCGTAGACGTTCACCGCCGCCGTGTCGTAGGCGTCGCTGGCGAACTCGTACGTCTTCCTCAGGACGCGGACGATCCCCCCGAGCGGGGGCGCCTCCGGGGCCTCCCACTCCACGACGATCTGCGGGCCCTCCAGGCCCCTGCGGATCGTGACTCCCTGGACGAGCCTGGGGTCGCTGATTATCACCGAAGGGCTGGTCACTTCGCCCCCGTCTCCTTCATGAAGGCGTCCTGGACGGCCTTGACGATCTCGTCGAGGTACCTCGTGAACTTCTGCAGGTCCGCCTCGTCGACGAAGTTCGGGATCTCCGCCGAGATCCTCCTGGCGCTCTCCTCGACGGTGTGGACCCTCCACCCGAGCCGCTCCGACGCCATCATCCTGGCCTCGATCTCGGAGATCCTCCGCGTGTCGCTCATACCGGGCACACCCTCTGGGGCCTGGCCCCTCCGACGAAGCTGAACGTGAAGACGCCCTTGGTCATGACCTCCAGCGGCTTCATCGGCACGTTGGCGACCTTCGGGCTGGTAGTGAACTGGCACTTCTCGCCCACCACCAGGGTCCCGCTCGTGCACTCCATCTTGAACGACACCTCCCCGCCGTTGGTCGTGTAGCCCACCCCTACCGTCCCGGGGTTCTGGGGCCCGCTGACCGACCCCACCACGGAGAAGGTCGTCGGGGAGGTCGCGGTCACCGTCCACCCCTCGTTCTTGGCGGAGGGCCCGACCACGAAGTTCGTCAGCCCGCAGTCCGACGTCCATGGCGAGCATACGGGCACCGGCCTCCGGGTCAGCTCCGTCAGGTCGACGTGGTCCACCCCGGAGATGGACTCCAGGAGGTGGTAGAAGTCGGACAGGTAGAGGGACTGCCCGAACCCGACGTACTCGCTCCCCAGGTCGAAGAAGGCGGAGAGGGAGTCCTCCACGTCCTGCGCCCCCTGCTCCGTGGAGAAGTTCCCGGCCATGTAGATCGTACCGGCCCCGTCCACCGGCTGGTAGGTCGGGTCCACGATCTCCAGGCACGTCCCTATCATCTTCCGGGCCTCGAGGTAGTCCGCGAGGTCGGACTTGAGCTGGGACGACGGCGTCCCCCCTCCGGTGGGGGCGATGATGAGCCTGACGAGGCAGCAGCACCCCGTCGACACGTCCACGGGGTAGGCCCCGACCACGACGGACGCCCTGGCGACGCCGGGAAAGGCCTCCGCCAGCGTCTTGAAGTCGAGGGCCGTCACCGCCCTGTTGAGGGCCAGGAGGCTCTGGGGCCCGAGGACCTTCGCCTCCTCGATGGTCATGGCGTCCTCGCCGCCGCTCGCGGCCAGGTCGTTCGTGACCGCCAGGCTGACCGGCACCGCGTTGTAGGTGGGCACGTCGTTCACCGTGACGATCGTCCCCTCCGGCACGTTCCCCCGCAGCCCCCCTCCCACCCGGTACTCGGACTCGATGATCGCCCCGTTGTCCGGGATCTTCCCCTGGGCGTTGTCCCCGAACAGGACCGTGATCTTGTCGTTCTCGTCCCGGATGGTCGTGAACACCTTGTCGTCCGGCCCGGCGTAGGCGAACGACTCCACCTCGGACCACGCCTCCGGCCCGACCCCCTCGTCGATCGCGATGGCGAGGCTCCCGTCGATGACGGGCGACCCGGAGACATCGAACCTCTGGCGGGCGATCCCGAGGCTCACCCCGAGGGTCTCCGTCCTGGTCCGGCCCTCCACCGCGGGCGCCGTCACCTCCAGGTCCCCGGCGGGGATCACCGCGTCCGCCGACGTCTCGAAGTAGATCGGGCCGTCCGTCGCGTCCGCCGTGGTCTGGCTCTCCGTCCCCTTCGGGATCAGGAGGTCGCCGGGGAGCGCGTTCGCCATGTGGAACCGGACGTCCACCGAGGCCGGGGCCGCGCTGTTCAGGGTGAAGTTGATGAGCTGGAGGAGGTTGATGACGCTCCTCCTCGTGATCGCCGTGGGCAGGAACGCCTCGTTCGCCGTGCGGTCCAGGTAGAAGTGGAGGCAGTCGGACACCATGGCCACGAGCCTCTGGAGGACGATCCCGAAGTCGGAGAGGTTGTTGTCCGTCCACTCCGGGGCCATGAACGGGATCGCCCGCACCATGTCCTGCGCGATCGCCTCGAAGTCGCGGGAGGTGTAGTCGATCGGGGGGATCCTGTTCGTGACCTTGCTGATCGTGGTCAAGGGACGCCTCCTACACGTTTATCTGCCCGGTCACGCGCATTTCTTCCGAAATATACAGAGGATAGACGAGGTTCCCCTCCTTCTGGGTGGAGATGATCTTGTAGTACACCGTCACGTCGATGACCCCATCCTTCACCCGGTCGGCGTTCACGTCCACTCCCAGGACGTCCACCCTCTTCTCCCAGGTCTGGATCGCCGAGGTGACCGCGAACCGCACCCTGGCGATGGAAACCTCGTCGATGGGCATGAAGAGGATCCCCCGGAGGTCGGACCCGAAGTCCCGGTCGACCACCCGGCTTCCGACCCTCGTCCCGAGGATCTGCCGGATCGCCATCCCGATCTTCTCGGTAGAGGACGCGTCCGAGACCCCCACGAGCCTGCTCACCCTGCCGACGGTGGTGAACCGGAAGGGGAAGCCCCACCCGCGCCCGATGATGTCCGTCGTCCTCCTCACGCCCCCCTCGCCTCCTGCGGCGCCGACGCCCGCTCGGCCTTGGCCTCGCCCATCTCGACGCTAAGCGAGGAGACGAGGACCTGGAGCTGGGCCAGGAGCTCCCGCTTCCGCTCCGTGTCGTACTTCTTGTCCAGCTTCTCCGACGGGCGGAGGTCCGCCACCTCGATCTTGAGCTGGCTCTTCCACAGGATCAGGATGGACCGGAGGAGGGTGGCCTCCATGTTGCCGGGGTTCGCCCTGATGTGGGCGTCGAGGTGCGTCAGGATGACCTCGATGTTCTCGACCTTCTGCCCGAGGGCGTCCCTCCTCCGGTTCACGGCGTCGATCTCCCTGGTGAGGGACGCCAGGAAGTTGCGGAGGCTGTCCATCCTCTCCGCGGACGCGCTGTCCTGGAGGTCCTGGACCACCCTGACCATCGAGTCCCACTGCGAGGACGTCAGGCCCTGGAAGAAGTCGTAGATGCCGGACATCGGAACCTCCGATCAGTCGCTCTCGGTGTTCGGGACGCACGGCCCCGGGATTATCTGCGCCCCTCAGCCCGCCGTGTCGCCCACCCTCAGCACTCCCAGCCCCTCTATCGCCGCCACCAGCGACCCCGCCGGGAAGGGGTTCGGCGGCACCCAGACCAGGCCGTGGTAGTGCCCGGCCACCATGTCCGTCGCCTTCGCCATGACCCCGCAGTCACACGCCACGTGCGGCGTCGGGAGGGGGCCCGTTATCACCGGGGCCCCGTGGCTGGTCGGCGACCCCAGGAACGCCACCTTCGGCACTGTCCGCCTCCTCTATGACCCCCTTGAGGAAGGCCGCGTTGGCGACCTGCCCCTCGACCTCCCTCAGGATGCGCTCCGACCCCGAGATCATCGTCGGGAGCTTCTCCAGGGCCTGGACTACCTCCCCGCGCTCCGCCAGGAGGGCGTTGCGCCGCTCCTCCATCATACGGCGGAACTCCTTTGGCTCGCCAGAGTCGGGGAGCCGCTCCATGAGGGACACGATGCACCCGACCTCCGAGTCGATGGCCGCGATGCGGGCCCCCTGCCTCCTCTGGAGGGACCTCGACGCCTCGACCGTCAGCCTGTACGCCCTCACCCTGGACGGGTCGAGGTCGGAGAGGACAGTGAGCGCGATCCTCCGCAGGCAGGCGCGGGCCTCCCTGTCGGCCACGACCGCCCTCCACTCCTGGGCGTTAGAGATCGGCGACACCGGCATGGTAATCCTCCTACGGGGCCGGGGGCGTCGGGGGGCACGTGAAGTCGGGCGGGGTGACCGGGCACCCCGGGGGCTGGACCGGCTGCGGGGGCTGGGGCTGGACCGGCGGGACCGGAGGCGCCCCCGTCGGGGTCCCCTTCGAGTGGGCGATCGCGCTGGCGACGTCGCTGATGTTGCCCGCCGCGATGCGGTCGTAGTTCCCGAACACGTTGGTCTGGAGGTTCCCGACGACCCACTGCGTCCAGTTCCCGACCACGACGTCCACCCGGTCCCCGATGGTCCAGTGCTTCAGCCCCCCCTGGTCCACCCTCTGCTCCTCCCCCACGACGAACCCGTCGAGCCCCGCCTGGTTCACCCTCTGCTCCTTGCCCGTGACGAACGTGTCACGCAGGCCCCCGACCTCCCGCGTCTCGTTCGCCTTGACCCTCAGCCACCGGTCCTTCCCGACGCGGACCGTCTCGTCCCCCTCGACCAGGGCGTGGCGACCCCCCTTCACGTGGTGCCGGTCGTCCGCCTCCACGAGGACGTAGGACTTCCCGGCCACCCTGACCGAGAGCTCGCCCCCGGAGTCGATCTCGACCCACGACTTCGACGGGCCGTGCCAGATGTGGATCCTGCCCCTCCCCGGCGTGTCGTCGATCTCGACCGTGATCCCGTTGTTCTTCGTCTTGAGGACCTTGTTGCACGGGTACTGCGGCGGCCCCTTCGCCCGCAGGGGCGAGATGGGCTGGCATTGGTCCTCGTTGGTCGCGCTCCTGAACTGGTCGATTCCCTTCGGGGCCGAGGTGCTCGGGTCTGTCTTCCAGCACGTCTGCCCGTCGGCCCTCGCCAGGGCCGGGGTCTCCGGCGGCATCCCCTTCCTCTGCCCCCACCAGGTACCCGTGAAGAGGGGCCGGTTCACGTCCCCGCTCTCGAACTCGACGAACACCGCCGCGCCGACGTCCGGCGGGGCGAAGACCCCGCAGTCCAGGTCGCCCCCGAACGGCCCCCCCTTGTAGGCCGCCCAGTCCGTCGTCATCTCCAGCCCCAGGACCTCGTGGCACCTGCACTTCACCCGCCCGAGGCGCAGGGGGTCGAGGTTGTCCGCGACCGTGCCACGGTAGCATCCGTAATATCGCCGCTCGGAGAACGGCATCGAGTTACCCTGTAGCGGCTCCACCATCCCCCTTCCTCTCCTCCGGCTTCGCCTCGACCTCCTCGTGCCTCCAGGTCCGCATGAAGAGGGTGAAAGGCACCCGCCCCAGATGCCTCGACACGACCTCGTGCCACAGATTCGACGCCCGGTGGATCAAAAATCCCCACAGGACCGGCTCGAACCACCCCATCCACCCGAAGACCCCCATGACCTGGAGCAGGTAGGCCGCTCCGACTGCCATCCAAACCGACATGCAGTAGGGGCAACGCACGAACACACCGATCTTGCGGGGCTTATCTCCCCTCCCGGCGAGCCATGCTCTGAGGGGCTCGAAAATCTCCCCCTCGGCGCAGATCTCAACGACCGCCTCTACGAGCACAATCGCTATCGGCAACTTCCAGAGGACATCTTCCATTTCCTATCGAGCCCCCACTCCCCATCCTTCGGAGACAGCATCTCTTGGATCTTCTCTGCCCCCCGACCGCCGTACCGTATTCTCCAGTACCTACCCTTTTCGCAGAAGAAGCTCCCTCCGGCAACCCGCGCCCCGAGCCACTCCCTCATCTGCCTTGCGAAGACCTCCGAGGCCGAGACGAACCCGAACATCAGAGACCCGTTCCTCTTGTCGATCCCGAACGACCCGTCCCCATCTATGAGCCCCCGAACGAAAGAAATCTCCAGGCCCTCCGGCAACCCCTTCGGCCATTCGACCGTGAAGGATTTCCTGCCCGTGAGTCCCCTATCCTTGAACCAGGAAACGACCGTCAAAAGGCTGAATCGAATCGTCCAGATCCACTCCTTTCGATTCCTGTGCTGCGAGACCTTGGCCCCCGTGGCTTCCCCGATCTTCCCAAGGAGTTCCGACTCCTTCATCGAGAGGATCACCTGTTCCCCCCGAGTAGTCTTCCCGAGGCATCCGTCTGTCCAGATGATTCCGAGAAGATATGCGAGGTTGGGACTCCACTCCTTGAAGAACTCGACGTTGATCTCCGTGTCCCTCAACCGGGCGAGGACGCTTGCCGCGCTTCTCGTCCTGGAGATCCTGAGCCACCTCGCGTACTTGCTCGCGGCACTGTGCCCCACCCCCAGCATCTCGGCTATCTTGTAGGAGGAGTGCCCCTCCCTGTAGAGGTCCGCGATCCTGGCCGCAGTGCTTTCGCTGATCTTCTTCATGTCCCCATAATACTACTGTTTGGCAATAACCGCAAGGACTTTTTTGGCAGTAGCCACACCGGGCGAAAATCCCCAGTTTCCGGGGCTTTTCTCCCCTGCCCGCCAGCCATGCCCGGACGCCCTCGAACACTTCCGCCGTGGACGTGATCTCCACCACGGCCTCGACGAGGGCGACGGCGACGACGAACCTCAGGACCACCTACCCCCCCTTCCCGCATCCGGGGCACCACGAGACGTCGTAGTACCGCCGGAGGCGCCCGCTCCACACGTGCTTCAGCGCGAGCCGCGCCCCGCACCTCTTGCAGACGACTGTCTTGGTCGGCTGGATGGTCGCGGAGAACCCCGGCGACCCGGCGGGCGGCCTGGGCGGGGCGGGCGGCGTCATCGGCATGGCGACCGGCCGCACGGCGATCTCCCTGACGGCGTGCCCCCTCGGCACCGGGCTCGCCTCCACCCTCGACTTCCTTCCGCAGCACCCCACCCCACACCTCCTACAGCGCCACGGTCCCGGCGCTCTGCGGCTCCACCGGCGTCCCCGAGGCCGCCGACAGCGGCCCGGCGCCGCACCTCACGACGTCGAACCTGACCCTGTACCCTCCCCCGGTCGACCCCTCCTCGGCCTCGATCTCGTGCAGGGCCCTGGTGACGAAGTACCTCCCGCTCGACCGGCCCACCCCGTTGATCTCGATGACGTCGTTCGCCCGGAGCTGCTCGATCCCGTGGAGGAGCCCGCTCCCGGCGATCACGTACCGCGTTGACTTCGCCATCTGGTCCACCATGCTCGCGAGCTCCGTGCTGGACTGCCGGTGGCCCTCCCCCACGACGAACCGCTTCGGCTGCCCCACGCCGGGGATGCTCACCAGCTCGGACCAGTTCCGGAAGTCCATCGTCGACTGGACGGCGTCGGGGGACTCCGTGGACACCGCGAGGACCTCGTCCTTCGTGACCGGGTCGATCTGCGTCATGGTGAGGGACAGGCCCCTCATGAACGTCCTGGACTGCACCATGAAGTCCTGGAGCACGCCCGGCTCCGACCCGCCCATGACGGAGATCCCGCTCTCCCTCGGCCTCACCTTGTGGAAGTGGAGGGTCCCGGCGTCCACGTAGAGCACGTACCCGTAGAGCTTCGCCCGCCTCTCCAGGAACTTCCAGTCGCTCTCGTTCGCCTGGATGACCTGGTCGTAGATCGGGGTCGTCGCCTCGACGTCCGCCGCCATCCCGTTCCTGGAGGCGATCGCCGAGACGATGTCGGAGTCCGCCATCTTCCGGTAGGCCTCGCGGCGCTCGGTGGCCCCCAGCTTGACCGCCTCCCCGTAGGCGACGATCTCGACGGTCATGGGCCCGCCCCCGGCGGCGTACCGGAACTTCGGCCGCTGGACGACGAAAGTCCCGTGCGGGAACTGGCCGGGGTTGTCGTACCCGAGGGACACTACGAAGCTGGACTGCTCCTTCGCGAGGATCGTCTTCCCGAGCCGGTTGTTGAGGTTGTTGAGCACGACCCTGACGACGGACAGCCCGAACCCCGCCACCTCGTCGAGCCTCAGCCCCCTCACCACCCCGCTGTCCGCCGTGAACCCGAGTACGCTGAAGTTCGGCGCCGCCCTGAACTTCCTGTTGCGGCTGACGGGCCTCGACGCGAGGGCGACGCCCCCGGGGAGCGACGGGACCCCGACGATCCCGACGTCCGGGACCACCACGGGGGCCGGAAGGCCCACCCCCAGGCCGACCACGGGGAAGCACGGGGCGCCACGGCCCATCAGGACTCCCTCCTCTTCATGAGCTCCGCCATCGGCACCACGAGCTCCGTCCCGGGCTCGATCTCCAGGGGGAACATGACGCCGCTCACGTCGGCGATGACCCACCACAGGCGCGGCTTGCCTACGGCCCGCCACGCCAGCTCGTCGATCACCTCCCCCCTCTGGAGGGAGTGGACGACGACGGGGTCCGCCATGTCCCTGGCCTGGAGCGGCTCCCTGGCGTGGAGGAACTTCCGCACCTTGCCGTCCCTGCCGAGGACGCCGGTGAACATGCACCCCTCGTACCTGGAGCCCCTGAAGATCATCCCTCCGCCCTCACTTCACCACGGACTGGCCCGCCTTCTCGGCCTCCTTCTCGGACGAGAAGATCGCGGCCTCCTTCAGCGTCAGCGTGAACGTCGCCCTCACCGCCCGGATCGCCCCCGGCTCGGACGAGTAGTCCTCCGCCCCCTTGGAGGAGATGTGCGTCCTCTTGACCTGGGCGTGCGTGATGTACGCGTACTTCACGTCGTCCCCACGGTCCCCCCACCCGGGGATCATTACCACGATGGGCTCCATGAGGGCCCGCATCGCCTTGGGCCGCTGGAGCGCCTGGATGTACGCCCAGACCCTCTCTGGGTCGTAGACGGGGCAGTCCCCCACCGTCTCCACCTCCCCCATCTCGCCGTTCATGTTCATGAACGTGGTCGTCTTCATGAAGCTGTCGGCGTCCTGCTCCCCAGCCCCCTTCTGCACGGAGTCCACGACGAAGGAGATGGAGACCTCCCTCGGGGACCACCCGGCGAACATGAGCCGCGTCACCGACCCGAAGCAGACCAGGTCCTTGACCTTCATGTCCTGGGTCTCGGTGAAGTCCTCCGGCTGGAACCTCCCCCGGATCTTCCCTATGCTCCAGACGCCCATGCCCCTCTCCCGCGCATACCGTATGCGCTAACCGAAGGCGGGCTCCACCCCCCTCATGGGGAAGCCCGGCGGGTTCATGTTTCGCTCGTTGAGCTCGATGATCTGCTCTATCACCGTCCTACCGAGGGTCACCCCGTCGAGCTGGACGACCACGGGGATCGAGACCCGGACCTCCCTCGCCCCCCCGCCCGCCGCCTGGGGCGCCTGGGGCGCCTGGGCCGGGACCCGCATCGCCGACGCCGCGGCCACCGAGGCCGCCGCCCTCGCCCCCTCCGCCCCTTCCCTCACGCGGGCCACCTGGGGCGTCGCCCCGAACGAGGCCTCGGCTACGTCGTCGAACGCCCCGCGCGTCCTCTCGAGGGCCGGGATCACCTCCCCGCCCATGCTCTCCTCGACGTGCCACGGCGAGGACCCGACCAGGGCCGTCTTGACGCTGCTCGCGGCCTGGTAGATGGAGTAGAAGAACCCGGCGACCGCCTTGAGCGGCCCCACGATCCTCGCTATCCCGGCCACCATCGCCCCGATCATGGAGGTGAAGAAGACCTTGATCTTGACGATGGGGGACAGGACCCACGCGAACGCCGCCACCATCTTGCCGACGGCCCATTGGAAGGCGGCGACCACCCCCTCCCAGACCATCTCGATCGCCTCGCCGAGCAGGCTGATAGACCCCCAGAAGTCGTCCACGTACGCCCTGATCCCGTCGAATATGACCGCGATGAACCTGACCGCCAGGGCGAACGGGCCGATGATCGAGTACGCGATGGTCTTCCCCACGATCTTCAGCAGGGTCGTCAGCCAGCCCGCGGAGACCCCCGTCATACCGATCTTCTCCCCGACCCACTCGAACAGGTCCCCGAGGGCCTTCAGCCCCGGCAGGAACGGCTCGATCGCGAACGCGAGGACCTCGGCGAACCCCTCGATGAACCCGACGATGATCGGCATGATCGCGTAGATGAACCCGAGGATGAACAGGATGGCATAGGTGATCGGGCTCATTATGAGCATCACCACCGCGAGTGCCGCCCCGATGGCGTACAGGAGGGGCGCGATCTGCTCCAGGATGGGGATGATGGGCTCGAACGCCGCCACGACCTGGTCCTTGAAGTCCCGGATCGGCTTCGCGAGCGCCATCATCCCGAGCACGAACAGGCCGATGGGCCCCGTCATCAGGAGGAGCGCGGCCCCGAACACCTTGGCCTTGGCCGTCCCCTCCTGCATCATCTTCACGCCCTTGTAGATCATCACCCCCATGAGGATGAACACCGCGACCAGAGCGAGGACGATCCCGATGAGGGCCGCCACGGAGATCCCGAGGGCGGCGGACACGGTGACCATGGCCCCCATCGCCCCGGTCGGGGCCCCCGCCACCCCGAACCCCATCCCCACCGACTTAGTGGGCAGCGGCAGCTTCGCCTCTTTCAGGCCCGCTATAGTTCTCCTCCTGTCCGCGGCTGCCTGTACCAGCGCCTGGGCAGCCTGCGCCGAGGTGAGGACCTTGTAGGCCCCCGCGAGCCCCCCGACCGCCGCTATCTCCCTGTAGATGGTCGCGATGAGCGTGACCGACCCGGCGACCAGCTTCGTCTTCGCCGCCCACGTCCCCGCCAGGATGGCCGCCCCGAGGGCCGCGAAGGCCGCCGCGAGCGCCAGCACCGGCCTCGGGATCACCATGAGCACGAAGAGGAGGCCCCGGAGCGCCTGCACGAACACCCTCACGACGGGGACCAGCATCTTCCCCGTCATCTGGAGGAACGCCAGGGACTGCTTCCCCAGCTCCTTCATCTGGAACGTCAGGGTCCTCTCGACCTTGTAGGCCTCCCTCTTCAGGGCCGTGTTCTTCTTCATCCCCTCGGAGGCCCACCCGATGTACTTCGTGAAGTTCTGCGTCTGCTTCGCCGCCAGCCATATCTGGGTCGCCGAGAGCCCCGAGGCGATCCCGAGCCCGTGGAGGGTCTGCTCGGCCTGGATCTTCCCCATCTTCCCGATCTGGCCCATGAACATCTCGATCTGCTTGTCCGGTATCGCCTTCGCAAACTCGTCGAACTTGTCCCCCGACAGCCCCACGGCCTTCCCGAGCTGGTGCCCGCTGAGCGCCGAATACTGCATCATCTCCATCAGGTTGCTGATCGGCCCGGCCGCCGCCTTGGCCGACATGTTCTGCTGGGAGAAGGAGGCGGCCAGGGCCATGACCGCCGACTCCGACACCCCGATCGCGTTGGACAGGGGGCCGGTCCGCTTCATCAGCGCGGTGAGGTCGTCGTAGGTGACGTTGGTCCGCCTGGACAGCTCGGTCATCCCCGACGCCAGCCTCTCGATCTGCTCCGGCGTCTTGTACCCCATGGCGACGCCGAGGTCAGAGAGGGCCTGCCCGGCCTGCTCCGTGCTCGTCTTCGTGACGAACCCGAACCTGCGCGCCGTCTCGGCGAAGGCCTTGAGGTTGTCCTCGCCCTCGAACCCTATCTTGGCGGCGGCCCCGGCGGCCTTGAGCATGGCTGTGGCGTCGCGTCCCATGGAGGTGAACGCGTCGGAGAGGTGGGAGGCCGAGACCCCGGCCTGCCTGAGCGCCGTGTCGACCTCAGCCATCGCGACCTCGGTCTGGGCGGCGGCGTTGATCGCCTGGGAGGGGAACTTCTGCATGGAGCGGCCGAGGAAGTTCATCGCCGTTACGGCGTCGCCCGTCTCGGCCAGGAACTGGATGAGGAACGACCTCGTCTCTCCGGTAGCCACGGTCTACCTCCGCCGCTTGGCGGACTCGACGTCGGACTGGACCCTCTCGTTGTGGGAGAGGCACCTCTCGTACCAGGAGAGCCTCTCGGAGTCCTCCATCTCCAGCACGTCCCGGAGCGTGATCCCGCCCTCCGTGGTCATGACAATGAGCCACGCCTGGTCTTTCACAGCCTCCCACGCTTCGGGACCCGGAACAAAAAATCCGACCCTCTGAACGTGAAGTCGATGGACGCCCCGCACGAGGGGCAGGAGGCGTCCTGCTTCATGACCGGGCCCGGCTGGAGCGCCATGAACTCCTCCTCGAACACGTCGAGGACGGAGAGCGGGAGCGACTCGAAGAAGGCGGTGTCGAAGGGCCCCCTCTTCCCGTTCCACTCCAGGAGGCACGCCGCGTACAGCCCGTAGCTCGCCGCCACGGGGTTCTTGGTCGCCCCCGGCATGATGAGGGCCTGGTCGGCCCCCTTCGGGAACCGGCTCACGGCCTCGAACCCGTCGCCCCTCACGGCGAACGTGAGGCTGCCGTCCCGCTCCGGGTAGTCCTTCGGGTCCCCCAGCCGTATGGTCTCGATCTCCTTGATGTGGAACGTCACCTCGACCTTCGCCTTGCAGGAGTCGCACTCGACGTTCGCGACGATCGCCTCGCCCATCGAGACGCGCCTGATCTCCAGGATCAGGAAGTCGCGGTCTCCGATGACGAGGTCTCCGAGGAGCCGGGAGGTGATCGAGGTGGCGTCCCCGACGCGCTTGAGGCAGTGGGAGAGGATGACGTCCGTGACCTTGATGGGGTTGTTCCTGACGTCCTCCCTCGCGATGGCCTTCCTCGTCAGCCCGGTCATCGGGACGATCTCCGCCTCGCGGTGGACCCGGCCGTCCCTGAGGTACCCGCATGGCAGGCTGACCACGATGCCGTTGACGGGAGGGGCGTCCGGCGCGGGCGTGGTGGGGTTGTCCTCCGGCATGGTTTCCTCCTGGGGCACCGCCCCGTAAACACGTTCTCACCCGCCGACCCACTCGGCGGGAGGCTACACGTTCTTGAAGATCGTCGGGATGACCGCCAGGTCCTCGTTGCCCTCGTGCTGGATCGTCATGGTCTCGATGGCGATCTCGCTCGCCTTCGCGTCCATGTCCGAGATCTCCAGACCGCTCGGCCACGACTTCGGGAAGACGACGGACCTGGCCATGGTCCCCGGGCACGTCTGGATGTCGACCTGGATGCGGTCCTTGTAGTTCTTCCCCCTGATGACGGCGTTCCGCCACTCGACGAGGGCCATCGCCTCCTGCGTCAGCCCGCGCTCGAACGTCGCCTCCGGGTACTTGCGCATCCCGGGGTACTTCTGGAGGAACGCGCTGTCCGTCCCCTCGCGGTACTCGATGACCTCGCTCTCCTCCTTCATCCCCGTGACCTTCGAGAACCCCGCCCGGCACCGCGTCGAGACCACGATGAAGCGGAAGTTGGCGACGGGGTCGGAAAGCCTTGTCTCTGCCATTGCTCACCTCACGTATTCGAGACCCTCGTGGACGACCGTGAGAACCTCCACGGCTATCTCCGAGGACTTCGCGTCAAGGTCGCCGATCTCGTACCTGCTGGGCCACCCGGACCTGATCTTCACGTCCATGACCGTATCCTTGTCCTCCGGCCGCCCCCAAACCCCCACGGTCACGTCCGCCCAGTACTGTCCGCTCTTCTTCTTCACGTCCCCGAACCACCGGATGAGGTGGTCCCTCTGGGAAACGATCCCCCTCTCCAGCGTGATCTGGCCCCCCTGGTTCGTCCCAGCGATCTTCCTGACCTGGAACGGGTCGGTCCCGTCCCGCATCTCCACGACCTCGATCTCCTCGCTGAGCCCACTCACCTTCGAGAACTGCCCCCGGATCGGCCTCGTGAGCACGTTGAAGCTGTACCTGAAGCCGAACCTCGGGTCTTCCTGCCCCGTCTCCCCTCCAAGGGGCTTCAGCTGCCTCGTAGGGGGGGCGATGTTGTCGGCCACCTGCTACCTCCGGGCCAGCTCCTCCTCGACCGTGCTCCCGCCGTCCCAGAGGCCGATCCGGCAGACGATGAACTCGGCGGGCAGCGGAGGGTTGACCCCGATCTCGATGTTCATGCGCCCCTCGCGCCTCTCGGAGTCGGGGTTGATCTCGGAGTCGCACTTGCAGAAGAACGCCCGGTCCGGCGTCCCGTCCGGGGAGAAGAGCATCCCCCTCTGGAACATGGAGCCGAGGAACTCGGACACCGCCTGCTCCACGGTCTGCCAGGTCCTCTGCTCGTTCAGCTCGAAGATGGCGAACCGGAGCCCGGTGCGGAGCGACTCCTTGATGTAGTTCAGGAGGCGCCGGACGTTCACGTAGTGCCGCCCGTCCTTGTACGATGTCAGCGTCCTCGCCCCCCACACCCGGATCCCCTCCCCCTGGAAGGACCGGATGACGTTGATCCCGATGGGGTTCAGGAGGTCCTGCTCCCCGTCGCTCACGTTGTAGGTCAGGTCGAGGACCCCGCGCAGGGCGACGTTGGCGGGGGCGTAGTGGACGCCCCTGGTCGCCCCGATGTTCGCGTACACGCCCTGGACGAACCCGGACGGCGGGAGGGCCATCCTGGCGTTCGCGTTGTTCGGGTCCCGCACGATCACCCACGGGTAGTACAGGGCGGCGTAGGAGGTGTCGAAGTTGGCCTCGATGTTGCGGAAGTTGATGACCTCCATCGGCTCGTCGTAGGCCAGCGGGGCGTCGAGGACCGCCACGAACCTCTGCATGAGGTCGGCCCAGTCCGCCGCGGCCTTCGAGACCGCCACCGTCGCCACGCCGGGGATCGAGAAGAAGTTGAGGTCCGGCGACTCGCTGAGCAGGAACATCCCGCTCTTCGGGCTCGTGTCGGACCCGATGTAGTCGTTGTCCGTGACCACCGCGCCCTCGGTCCCCCCGTTGAACCCCTGGTTCACCACCGGCATCGGGACCGCCATGTTCAGGTCCGCGAGGGCCGGGAACAGGTCGACGACCGAGATCATCTTGGACTCGTTCGACTGCCCGGCGAGCCGGATGCCGAAGTAGTCCCTCGTGCAGGTGCTCTCCATCGAGAGCCCCTCGAAGGACTCGCGGAACTTCCCCTTCTCGTAGACCTTGAGGTTGAACTCCATCGAGGCCGCGAGGGTCCCCGAGGGGAGAGTCGCGCCCGCCGTGATGGAAATGGGCTGGAACCGGATCTGCTTCCCGTCGATCCTGTCCACGATGACCGACGCGTAGTTGAATCCGTCGTCGAAGTACACCCGCGCCCCGACGGCCAGGTTCCCGGTGTTGGCCAGGACCACCGAGGTGGCCCCGTTCGCCAGGGCCTCGGCGGTCGCCGTCACCAGGCGGTGGTCGGTCGCGCAGTGGACCAGGCTCCCTACCGGGAAGGTGAACCCGGCGGGGAGTCCCTGGACGGGCCTGACGTTCAGGAACCGGTTCGCCACGTCGATGGAGACCACGAACGCGTAGGCGACGTTCAGGCTCACAGGGTCGTAGACCCGGACGAGGTCGCCGAGCTTCGCGTTGCGGAGCGAGGACACCGGGATCTGGGTCGAGCCGAATCCGACCGTGGCCGCGGCGATCGTCGCCCTCCACCGCTCCGTGGAGAGGGAGACGTTGTTCCCCCACGCGCCCTCGGAGATGGCGTTCGCGTCGATCGCGGCGTTGCCCTCGTGGTTCACGAGCATCGTGTCCGCGATGGTCGCGCCCTGCCCGACCACCCTGGCTACGAAGCACCGCGCGCCGCCCTGGTCGAAGAAGGCCTGGACGGAGGGGCGTAGGAGGGACCCCAGGTAGTAGTCCCCGTACTTCTCGACGAACTGGGTCGTGCTGGTGACGAGGTCGGCCCTGTCCGTGGGCCCCTTCTCGGTGATCCCGACGAACCCGCCCGTGTTGACGCTGACGCCGACGATGCGCGGGATCCCGGCCTGCTCGATGACGAACACGTCGGGATGCAGTGTCTCAATTCCGGCAAGAGGCATGTGGCCGTCCTTTCATCGGATCTCTGCCCCGTCACTCGGGCGACCTGACTCCGTGGACAGGGGGCGGTCACCTCGCCCCGGCCCTCCGCCTCTCCCCGGCCGCGGTCACGTCCACCAGGAACTTCGACCGCAGCAGCTTCTGGACCTGGGGGCTGGCGAAGTCCGCCTCGGAGACCTCCAGGCGCTGGGAGGGCATGAAATGGATCCCCCCTCCGGGGGCGTCCATCGAGACCATGCTCCGGCTGATGCTCATGAGGACCCGCTTCTTCTGGGCTTCCGGCATTGGAAATCCCCTATTCGGAGACCTCGATCCTCTCCCGGTATACTCTACGGAGGTGCTCCGGCAAAAGCAAGTTGCAAGTGTGCTGGGCCCCCACCGAGGCCACGATCTGCCTGACGGTCTCCACCTCGCCCGCCTCCTCGGCGATCCACATCTTCCCGAAGACGACGATGTTCACGGCCCCGATCCAGATCCCCTGCGCCACCCGGTCCTCCCTGACGCTGCTCTCCTGGGCGAATACGCAGTACCTCTCCCCGTTCGCCACCGAGTCGAAGTACATCCCCACGTCGAGGACGCGGACCACCGCGTCCGTCATCTGCCTCGCCTCCCTGTTCAGGGAGGACTGGACCCGGATGGACATGTCGATCTTGTAGAACTGCCGGGGGCGCATCAGCCTCCCAACCCCCCTCGACTGCGACACCTCCGGCTCGGGCCACCAGTGCCTCGTGGGGTTGTACTGGGACATGCTCGGCGTGAAGACCACCACCGACGGCATCTTGCTGACCTGGAAGAACTCCTCGGCCCCGATGAAGACGTCCGGCACCCCGGTGAACTGGACCTCGACCGGCCCGGCCTGCACGGCCACCATCGAGATGGTCCTCCCGTCCGGCCCCCCGAGGGAGGAGAATAGGTTGACGTTCCTGGCCGGGTCCGCCGTGAGGTTGTAGACCTTGATGGGCTCCCGCACGCTGACGTCGAGCCCGATCCCGCTCTCGATGGTTATCGTCGCGGAGGGGACGGCCAGCTCGGCCATGTAGTACATGGGCACCTTGACGACGTCGTCGAGGTGCCTCTTGACGGACCTCGCGCAGTCCTCGGAGATGTCCATGTCGTGCCGGTTGAACAGGGCGAGCCCGTACACCACCGGCCTCTGGAGCCCACCCGCCCCGGGGGTCATCCTGACGCGGAACCGCACCTGGTGCGGGTCCCCCCACGGGAGCAGGGGGATCCTCCGGTCCACCGTGAGGGCGTCGTTGAAGAACCCGAGCAGGGGCCCGGCGGCCGGGACCCACGACGAGACGGAGTCCTGCCACACCAGCCACGTGGCCCCGCCGTCGTTCGACACCTGGAACGCGACGGCGGCCGCCTGGGACGGCGGCAGGCCCGGTATGGCGGGCTCCACGCCCCAGAACGCCTGGAAGGCGAACAGCTCCGTGATCTTCTCCCCCACCAGGTTGGGCGACGAGACCTCGGCCTCGTAGTACGCCCCACCGGCGTCGTAGGCCGTCTCGTCCGGGTTCAGCTTGCGCAGCATGGTCCCCACCTCGGGGTCGACGAAGGCCCTCGACACCGTCGCCGGGAGTACCGGCGCCGGGGTCCCCACCCCGCCCCTCATGCAGTAGACGTGGACCGGCACTACCCTATCTCCTCAAGAAGGGAGTCGATCAGGGGCCGCAGCACCTCCCCCGCGAACGCGTGGAGCTCGACGACCGCGGGGGCGAACCACGGCCTCGGCGGGATGGTGAGGTGGGTCGTCTCCGGCCGGAGCGGGACCCCGTTGGCCAGGAAGAAGCCCCTCATCGCGTCCGTTACCGGCACCGTCGCGCCCCACTCGTGCACCAGGCCCACGAGGTTCAGGTCCTGCCCCTTGTCCCCCTTGACCCCGCTGGGGAGCCCCCCGAACCACCTCTTCCCCTCCTTCCAGACCGACATCGCGCCCATGAACGAGCCGGAGTCGATCAGGACGTCCCCCCCGCCCTTCAGCCTCTTCGTGATCTCGTTCAGTTGGTGCCAGCCCTCCCGCCCGTTCTTGATGCCGTCGACGATGAAGTCCTTCCCGGCCGTCGCCAGCTCCCGGAGGGCCGCGTCCGTCCTCTCCCCCTCCAGGATCTTCTCGACCTTCCCGAGGTCCCGGATGAGCTTCTCGTACTTGCCCCTCGGGGCGATCCTGATGGAGAACGCCACGGCCTTACGCGCATACGGCATGCGCGCCTCAGATGGACCCGAACTTCTTCCTCGTCTGCTCCAGGTCGACGTGGAGCAGGATCGGCCTCGCGAAGGACTTGGTGCGGTTCCCGTAGAGGGGGCTGCCCTTCGAGGCCTTGATGATGGTCCACTCCGACGGGATCCCGTTGACCGACACGACCCGGTCCCCCTTCTTCGGGAGGAAGCCGGGCTGGACGGCGTCGAGCTCCTTGAACCGGAAGACGATGTGCCCCGTGGTCGGGAGGGAGTCGCCCGTCATGGTGCGCTCCAGCTTGAACGAGGACTCGCCCCCCACCCACTGCCCGATGACCTCTACGGGGTCGGAGTAGACGCGGTTCTCCTTGGCCTCGCGGTAGTCCGCGTCCTTCACCGTGTTAGACACGGAGAGCACCCGGATCCCCACCTTGATCCGGTTGATCCTCACCGGGTTCCCCGAGGTGAAGGGAAGCATCTTACGCGTACCCCACGTAGAGTCCGCCGGAGCTGGAGGTGAACTGGTAGAGGATGTCGTCCACCTCTGCGTTGCCCGTCGTCATGGCCCCCCCTCCCGGCCCGTTGATCGCCTTCAGGGGCGACAGGGAGTAGGAGTACCCCTCGACCGACTCGCTGTTCAGCCTGGTCCCGATCCCCCCGGGGGACTCGGATGTGTCGTAGCTCCCGACGTTCCCCCACCCTCCCTGGATCTTGTCCCTGATGAGGAGCATGGCCGCGTACTGGATCAGGTCCGGCACCCTCCCGTACCTCGACACCGCCACCCCGGCGGGGAGGCTGAAGGGGACGATGGGCTCGAAGACCACCTTGAGCGGGGGCGTGTCGATGACGCCGGTCACGATGCCTGGGTAGGACTTCGGCTCCGGGTCGTTACCGATAAGGATGGCGTCCCCCACGGCGAACCCGTCCACGCTGTCCACGAAGATCTCCTTCGGGTCGGGGATTCCCGTGATGTCAGCGTTGGACACGACCAGGGGCTGGACCGTCCTCGTCTTCGCCTTCACGTAGTCGTCGACCAGCCACCCGAACACCCCGTCCAGCACGACGAAGTGCGGCTGCATGGGCAGCCTGATGTGCCGGTCGAGCATCATGACGTACCGCTGCTTCACCATGTACGCCACGTCGGGCATGACCATCGAGAAGAGCCCCGGCTTCTCCAGGATCAGGTTGAAGAGCTCCAGGATGGGGATGAGGTTGGGGATCCTGGCGACGGCGCTGTCGGACCCGTCCGTCCTCTCGCGCAGCCTGACGGGGAGGAACCATTGGTCGGTGATCTTGTTGATCCAGTGGCTCACCAGCCGGATGAGGGACCGGAGCTTGTTGTCCCCGATGAGGGTGTCCGGGATGCCGTTCGCCCTCACCTGCTCGATGGTGACGTAGGCGAAGGCCGTGTGGAGCCCAGAGGCGAATCCTGCGGGCATGAGGCCCCTCCTACGACTGCTCCCCCCGCCCGAAGTTCATCTTCCTGCGGACGAAGTGGAAATAGAGGGTTGGGTCCGCCATGTCCTCGGTCGCCACCCTCCACGCCCTCACGCTCCCCGACATCCTGTCCGACGGGAACCTCTTCGGGTCGATCATGCTCTGGCGCCTCGCCGGGTCCACCGGGGGGAACGGCCCGACCGGGTTCCCGTACTGGTCCGTCTCCCGGAACAGGTAGAACCCGCTGTCCGGGGACCCCATGTGCAGGAATATCTCCGCGTCCCTCTCGTCGCCCACCGTGGTGACGGTGTCCATCGAGAAGGTGTACGCGAGTCCGCTGCCCGGCCCTATGACCTGGCGGACCCCTCCGTACCGGTACACGAAGTACCTCGGCATGTAAGGACCTCCTCACCCCATCCTACACGCCGCGCCGGGGACCGTCCAGACCGAAACAAAAACGGCAGGCCAACCCCTTCCGGGGCCGACCTGCCGTCTCGGATTCATGGTGTCCGTGGCCGATCAGATGACCAGCGTGCGGCGCCGGATGTTCTTCGCCTTGACGCAGGCGTCGACGTTCTCGACCTGGGCGTCCACCTGGTTGTACACGATCGTCTCGATCTGGTCGGTGTTCTTGTTGAACTCCGTGAAGATGCGGGTCCCGTCGAGGATGCCCCACACGAAGTTCTTCGGGTTCACCAGCCAGATGTACGACCCCTCGTACACCGTGTTGGCCGTGCCGGCCGCCGCGCCGCTGTGGGTGACGTTCGCCACCGGCCAGAACGGCGGCGGTCCGGGGAACGGGGGAGCGCCGAGGAGGCCGAGCGTGGTGTAGGCCTGCACGCCCGTCGCCACCGACATGAGGGTGATCGAGCTCGCGGCACCCACCACCGGGCTCTCCATCAGGAGGCGGCCTTCGCGGTCGTCGCGGGCCACGTCCTGGACGAGGGTGGCGATCGCGGCCTTCAGGGCGGCGTTGATCTGCCTGGCGACCTCGACCGTGTTCAGCGTCCCGTGGGTCAGCACGATCGTGACTCCGGGGCCCGGGGCGCCGTCCACCTGCATCTTGATCGTGTCGTTCGTCGAGGAGATGACGAACGGGCCGAACTCCGCGCCCAGGAACTCGCCGCGGGTCGCCTGGAGGATGGTGATCGGGGCGTCGTCCGGGATCAGCGGGACGCGGATCATCGGGGTGCCCAGCGGGGCCATCTCGGCGCCCTGGAGGGCGGCGTCGCCGAGGATCGTGCCGCGGTCGGAGACCACGTCCGCCCAGTCGGTGGCGATGGCGTCGCCCACCAGCCAGCGCAGGCCGGGGTCGTTCTTGTACTGCTTCGGCATCCGGCGCTTCATCTCGGAGAAGAGCCCCTTCTGGATGCTCGACCCCTTGGCGTCCAGGATGTGCGCCCCCTCGGACGCCACGTTCCAGCCGTTGAGGCGGCGGAGCAGGCGGTCGCGGGGCGTGGTCCCGACCGTGGTGGTGTCGCCGTTGATGGCGAGGTCTTCGAGGTCGGTCGAGATCCTCTCGACCATGGTGTTCATCACGGTCTGCTCGAACTCGTTCTGCTCGATGTTCCCCTGGAGCACCTCGGTGGTGATGTTCCAGGCGCTCCGCACCTTCTGGGCGCGGAGGACGATGCGCTGGAACTTGGCGCGGGCCAGGTTGCCAGTGTCCGTCGCCTCGTCCACGGACTCCGTGACCGGTTCCCCGATCCAGAGCTTGTCCACGTCCATCAGCGGCCGCGGCATCCGGATGAAGCGGCTGATGGGCAGGAGCACCGAGAACTTCTTGACGAGGGTGATGAACTGGGTCTGCTGGATCGGGTTCAGCAAACCGCCTGTCAGCAGGTCGCCCGTGGTGATCGTCTTCTCGATCATCTCCTCGTTCAGCCCGCCGACCCCTCTTCCCTGAGCGGCCGTCTCCATGAATCCTCCTCTTTTCTAAATCTGATGCCCCGAACGGGGGCGACCTTCCTCGTGCCGGACTCTTAGTACCTCGCCAGCGCGTCCCCGGCGGCCCTGTTGAAGAGGCCGCCCCACACTCCGCCCCTGCGCCCGCGCTCGGGGGCGACGTCTTCCTTGCCCTTCGGCCCGCTCTGGCTCACGCCCCCGGCCTTCTCCACCCTGGAGATCCGGGACTCCATCGCGGCCATCTTCCTGGCGGTGTCGTTGACCACGTCCCCGAGCCCCTCGACCGACTTCTGGATCTCGGTGGAGGACCTCGCGCTCTCGGTGGCCATCTTCTCGACGACCATCTCGATGATGGACTTCGTGATCTCGGTGTTCCTGGAGACGATCTCCTCGCCCAGGGCCTTCCCGAAGGTGGAGAGGTCGGCCGGGATCTTCTTCGCCGCCTCGAGCTGGTCGAGGGTGAAGTCCAGCGCCGACTTCGCCGTGGGGGCGGTCGGCTTGATCTCGCCCCCGACCTGGATGTTCCTGCGGTGGTCGGTCACCCCGCTCGTGCCCATGTCCGTGGTGTCGGACTTCGGGGCCTTGTCGGGGATGAACGGGCCCTTGGTTCCCTTCGCGCCGGAGCGCGGGGCGTACGGGCCCGCACCGACGATGTCGGAGACGGACGCCTTCTCCCCGTCGCCGAGCCTCGCCCCGGAGACGGCCTTCGCGAGGACGAAGCGCGTCGCCCACAGGGAGTCGACGACCGCCTTCTCCTCCTCGGTCATCTCCTCGGAGTCCTCGGAGCTCTCCCCCTCGGACCCGAACGGGGTGGCCGCGCCGGGGAAGGGCTTCTTCTTCGCGAGAAGGATCGCGATGTCGTTGGCGAGGTCGCAGGCGGTCGCGGCGTCCCTGCCCTTCATCTGTCCGTACTTCTTGGACTCGGGCATGGCTGCCTCCTGCTCCGGCTGGGTCTTCGGGGACTTCGGGGTCTCGGTGTTACGGGGAGTCGCGGCCTTCGCGCACTTCTCGGAGGCGACCTCGGTGGCCGGGGCCGTCTCGCTCGGGGTCGCGGGGGTCGCGGGAGTCGTGGGAGTTTCGGCGGGCGTCATGGGCGTCGCCGGAGTGGCCGGGGTCTCCGGAACCTTATCCATGTTCATGCCTCCAACTTTGGCCATCTCGACCACCTGCTTGAAAGCAGCCAGCACCTCAGGTGAAAACTGGATCTGCGGTACATTGTGATCGCCCCCAATTTCTTTTGCAAGACCTTTTTCATGTTCGTCGATCGCCTTCGAGATCGCCTCGGTGAAGGAGGTCCTCGGGTTGGCCGCCTGGCTCTCCCGCGTCGAGGCGATGTGGTCGAGGTCGAGGTCGTTGATCGTGCGGGCGAGCCCGGTCGGCGTCATCTCGACGTGGACGGACTCCTTGTTCTTGAGGTTCAGCTTCCCGCCGATGGAGAGCTGGCGCTTGCAGGTCTTCCCGGCCACCTCCTTGAAGAGCTTCCTGGCCTGGGGGAAGTCCCCGTCCAGCTCCACGTCCACCACGAACTTCTGGACCTTCTTCCCGCCCTCCTCGAAGTCCACCACGTCCCCGCCCACCGTGCGCCCGAACTCGAACACGGAGCGGTGCGTCTCCAGGAAGGGGACGCCGGCCTTGGCCGCGTCGGCCATCTTCCTCAGGGCGGTGTTGCTCATGCGGTCGCGCTGGAGGTCGAGACGGTCGTCGGAGGCCACGGCCCTGACGAACATCTTTCCCTTGTCGTCCTGCCACGCCTTCTCGCACACCGCGTCGAAGGAGAACTGCACGTCGTTGCGGACGTCCGTCGCCTCAGCGGTCTTGTCCATTTCCTTCTCCCCCCGAGAGGCCCGCCCAGGAGAGGGCGAACCTCCGCACGTCGCTCATGAGCTCCATCAGGATCCCCATCGCTCGGGGATCCGGCGTAAGAGACTTGTACTTCCTCGATGATACCCGCGCCCCGTGGAGGGACGCAATACCCTTCGTTGGTTTCGGCACCCTCGGCTTCCTCGGCGGCTTCTGGAAGGAGCCCGGCTGGGGGAGCGTCTCCATGCCGGGGGCGTTCTGCGCCCCGGGCAGCCCGGTCGGCGGCGGCAGCGGCAGCGTCCCAGGAACCGGCGGCTGCCCCGCGGCGGGCGGGACCGACCCGAGCCGCTCCCTCCTCTGCCCCTCCCACCAGTCCGGCAGCGGCTCCCCGCCCTCCTCGGCGGGCTCCCCGCCCTCCTCCCCTCCCTCGTCGTACCAGTCGGGCGCGGGCTCCCCCCCGGGCTGCTCCTCCATGCCGGGGGCCATGCCGGGCATCCCCTGCTGCGGCGGCGCCTCCTCCTCCTTCTGCGAGATCGCCAGGGCGAGCCCCGCGGTGAGCTCGGCCATGGCGATGGCGAGGGGCTTGTCCGCGAAGAAGTAGTCCTTCGGGTACGGTGCCTTGCCCATGCTCTCCCGCATCTCGTTCGGCGTGATGGCGCCGAGGGATGCGTAGATCTGGTTCATCCTCGCCTCGTCGAGCGGGTCGGTCAGCGTGAGCCTGGCGAAGCGGAACCGGACGTGGACCTTCTTCCTGAACTCCTCGACCTCCTCGTCCGTCTCGTCGCCCGTCGCCCCCATGAGCTGGAAGAGGATGTCCTCGACGATGGTCTGGTTGATCACGTACTCCTTCGACAGGCGGTCCGGCTCCAGCTCCTGCTCGTTGGTGATCTCCCTCGACACCTGGGCGTTCGCCCTGTTCGCGCCCTCGGCCTTGAAGAAGATCTGCCCGAGCCCGAAGATCTCGCGGACCTCCTCGTCGTTCGCCTCTCGGTACTGCGAGAAGGAGGCGTCCTCGGTGACCCCGACGGTCAGGGGCTTCAGCTCGACCTGGACCTTGTTCTGCTGCTGGAACCCGACCTTGAGGGGCTCGACCTGGACGATCATGACGCGGTGCGCGTTCTCCACCCCGCGCCCCTTGGCCCGGACGAAGTCCTCGATCTGCTGCATGGACTCGCCGCTGACCCTGCCGCCGGACACGAGGAGGGCCATGCGCGGGACCGCGTCGTTCTCGAAGAAGTTGACGTTCCTGATGGCCGCCTGTCGGTTCCCGGCGATGGCCGTCGCCGCGGGCGTGTACCTCGGGGCCCCGTAGTAGGAGCTGCCCGGGTCGTAGATGAGGAAGTGCAGGATCTCGGTGGCCCGCTTTTCTGCCGGGAGCGCGCCCTGGCCCTCGTAGGCCTTACCCGAGAACGCGTCCACGACCTTTTTGTCCCCGAAGTCCTTGAAGTACCTCTTCTGGCTCCCGCGGATCTGGACGAAGCCGGAGACCACGCTCTGGTTCCCCTCCTTGATGATCCGCTTGCGGATGGTCACCGACGGCACGTGGAACATCCGGACGATCCTTCCCGCGTTGTTCCTCACCACCTCGACGTACCCGTTGCCCGTCGCCTCCTCGTCCACCTTCTCCAGGTAGAAGATCTCGGTGAGCGGCATCAGCGGGTTCGGGTAGCCGAAGAACTTCCGGAGGGCCTCGGTCTGCTCCGCGACCGCCTTCTTGTCCTCCTCCGGCGTCTCCTCCGTGATCGTGTGGACCGGCTCGATGGCCCACCCGAGCCCGACGGTGTTCCTCGCGAACGACCGGATGCACCTGGCGAGGCGTGTGTTGATCTTGAGTGTCTGCGCCCAGATTCCGGGGTTGAACGGCGGCGGGACGAACTCCCCGACTATCTGCTGGAAGTCCCCGAGCTGCTTCGAGACCGGCGTGGCCTCGTCGCCTCCGCCCTCCTTCCGCGCCTTCTCGACGTCGTTGCCCCCGATGAGGAGAACCTTCACCATGCTCTCCAGGCTCTCGGGCCCGACGTCCTTGGCCACCAGGGCCTCCCCGAGCGTCTCCTTGATCCCTTCTTCCATGGTATCCCCCAAACCTTGGGTCAGATGGCCCCCAGCTCCGCCCACACGATGACGGCGGACTGCACCTCACCGGCAACGGCCCCGGTCACTCGGAACCGCACCCGCATGTCAGGCACGAGACAGACATGAAAGGGACTCGCGGAGTTCGGCCACGCGTAGAGCTTGCAGGCGCAGCCGAGCACCTGGTCGACCCCGTAGACCTTGTCCCCGTCGAGCACCTCGATGAAGATGTCGACCGGGGTGACATTCTTGCGCTCCCAGAGGATCGTGGCGAGGCGGTAGGGGTGGTACCGCGCCCCCGCCACGATCTCGAAGTCCCCGGCCCCGCTCATGAAGCCGCGTTCCGGCTGGTAGGTCCCTTCGGAGGCTCCCATCGTCGACTCCCCAAAAGACAATCCTAACGTATCCCCCCGCGTCGTTTGCGTCAAGGTTTGGCGGAGAGGGCCTCCTGGAGCCTCTCCTCCGTCTTGACCTCCCTCCACCCCTTCGGGCTGTCGAAGCAGACGTCGATCTCGTTCTGCGGTGTGGACGTCCTGGCGGTCAGGCCCCTCATCCCGAGGTCGGCCGACGGGTCCATCTGCTCCATGAGTTTGACGACCTGGAGGGCGAGCCCGGAGCAGAACAGCGCCTTGCTCGCCGTCCCCGGCCGGAAGGTTACCCCGAGCCAGTGGAGGGGCGTCCAGAACCACCGCCTCGCCAGGATCCAGACGGCCCAGAGGCCGATCCCGTAGAAGTCGTAGTACCAGGAGAGGTAGCGGTTGAGCGCGACCCGCATGGCCTTGTAGGCAGCGTCGTCCGAGACCACGGCCTCGAACTCCGCCACCACGGTCTGCTTCCCAAGGGCCACGTCGTAGGGGCTCGCCCACACCCCTCGTTCCATCGCCTCGAAGCAGGCCCAGTCCCCCTCGTAGACCCCGCCCGGCTGGAACTTCACCATGACATGGGAGCACCTCCGCTCGGGCGCCCGCCTCCGCTGGCTGAACCAGCAGATCGCCCTGGAGATGATCGAGTCGTCCTTCCTGGCGAACACGAGTCGCACTCTCACGGCTTGGCCTCCGACTTCCTCCTCGGGACGATGGAGTTCGTGTGCTCCTCGATCAGGCGCATGATGCCCTCGGGGGCGTCGACACCCTCGAACGTCATCTCGATGTCCGTGATGTCGGAGCGCCTTCCCAGGAACCCCGTCTGCGGGGCCATGCTCACCTTGAAGGAGAGGCGGGTCGCCTCGGAGTTTCCCATCAGGTCCCTCGCCGCCATCTTGACCTCGGCGTCCTCGATCCTCACCGACATGCGGAGGCGGAGCTTCTTGAGGACGATCGCGCTTGGCTGGACGAGGGATATGAGGGGGACCTGGATCTCCTGGCCCGGCGACACCTCGATCTTCGCGACCTTGGCCCGGAGGGTGCCGTCCCTCTCCTTGTCGAAGTACTGGTTGATGAGGTGCAGGAACTGCTCGCCCAGCATCGCCGTCGTGGTGCTCGCGGCGTGCTGCATCCCACGGGTGATGTCCGTCAGGTTGTGCCTGCGGGCGGGCTCCCCCTTGAACCAGTCGAAGATCCCCAAGGATCACCTTCTACGGCTTCGGAGCCTCCGGCGGGGGGACCTCGTTCACGAGGCTCTCCGGCTTCTTGGGCTCCGCGTTCGCGGGCAGGGTCCCCGGCCTCGTCGCCGCGTCCACCAGGTGGTCGATCACCCTCTGGAGGCCCTCTGGCGCGGGCTGGCGCTTGGCCGTGATGTGGATGGTGTACTTGGCCCGCGTGTCGGTCTTCCGGGTCTGCTCGCTCTTGTGGGAGAGGGACCCGTGGACGCTCACCTTGAACGGCCCCCACCCCACCGTGGCTTCGAGGGTCGCCTCCCCGGCCGTCGCGGACTTCTCCTCCTCCGCCTGGGAGACCGTCAGCTCGAAGTCGATGGTCCCCTCCTCGATGCAGATGCAGGGGTGGACCACGGCCGCCATGAGGGGCACCCGGATCGTCCGCTTCGCGACCCCCGTGATGTTCCCCTGCGCGTCGGTCAGGGTCTCGTCGTAGTCGAACTGGACCGCGACGGCCTTCCCGTCCTTGATGCAGACGGCCAGGAGGAAGTCCACGTAGGCTTTGCTCGCCTGGACCTGGGCCTGCACCATCGCCATCAAGGGGATGGTGATCATCCGGTCGAGGGGGAGGGCGTTGAAGACACTTCCGACGAAAGCGGGGTCTACTCCAGCCATGCTTCACCTACTTAAGACCGGCCCAGAGACCCAATCCAATCGCCACCAAGATCCCGATGACCGTGAGCCAGGTTCCGATGTTGAACCTTGACTTCTCCTTCTCGTTCTCCCTCCGCTTCTCCTCCGCCTCCACCCACTGCCCCAGATCTCTGACCTTCTCCGATAAGCCCGGCTCCTTGTCCGTACCGATCATGGCTTCCATGAGGGTATCGACCTTCTCCGTGATAGAAGAAACGGAACCGGTGGCAGTCTTGGTCGCGTCGTCCCTCACCCCGTTGATCTTGATGCCCAAGTCCTTCTTCAGTTCAACAAGCCTTCCCTCAATCGTCTTGATGCTCTCGATCAGGGGGTTAATCCTGTCCGCCGTTCTTTCCTTCGTGGCCGTAGCGCACTTTTCGGAATGCCTCTCGATCTCCGCCTTGATCGCCAGCTCGATCTTCGGAAACTGTTCCGTTACCCGGGGGTCTACCGGTCGTGAAGAAGCAGATCGGGATTGAGGATCGTCCTGGGGAAGACCCCGCTCCAGACGCCTCAACGCCTCCAAAATCTGCTTCAGAATGTCTTCCTGACCCATTGCTTTCCATCTCCACCCATGCGTCGAAGAGGCGGTGGATGCGTTGGAGCTCTCCCAGAATTTCCTCCCTCGTCAACCGCATCTCTTTCGCTGCCATCTCGCCCTCCGAATCTTCTCCAATTCTACCGCAGCGGGTAGATGGATAACAAGTTATCTAACCTAAACTGGCCTTCACGTCTGTCACCTTGGAACTGTGGGGTAGAACCTTGGTATCGACCTTCGGATACCGATCCTCGAATCGCTTCAAGACCGTGTCCGCGCTCTCGTATGGCAGGAACTCGTTCGCAAGGGACTCGGGCGTTGCGCTGACCACCCGGAGACCCCTCTCTTGGAAATGGGGGAGGAGACCCTTCAACTGCCGCACCGAATCCCCGTACAGCCTCCGGTTCTGGCTCACCTCGCCGTCGTCCAAGTTCGTCTCCCACGCGTATTGCTGCTCCTTGGACATCTTGAACCCGCACCCGGCCAGGTACACCGTTCGGAACCCCAGCCTGTACGCGAGCTGGAGGGCGATGAAGAAGGTGTTCTTCCACCACACCAGGTCTCGGTCTCGGTTCAGTAGGTTGGATGAATTGAATCCTTCCTTGGTCCCGAAGAAGAACGTGTTAGGCCACTCCTGCCAGGGGCGTTCGAGAACCTCGAACTTCCGCCTGCTGATGATACCGAACTTCATGATCGTCGGGTCAATCAAGATGCTCGGATCATAGCATACGGGCTTGTCCCCGCCTACCCACATGGTCGACCGGATGACCGTGGCCGCGTTGTTGATCGCGAGCACAGGAACGCGCACCCGCAGGCCGATCGCCTTCGCCGCGAAGTCCGCGAGCGAAGGGGCTCCCCCTGCGATGACGCACTCCTCTCCCAGGAACAGATCGTCGATGTCTATCGCCAGCCGAACGTCGTTCTTCCCGAATCGGTAAAACATGTCTCTCCCTCACGCCACAGCGGGGCCGTCAACACCGGCGGCTCCAACCGGGCATCCCTGGGGTCCGAAGACATCCCTGACCCGAACGTACCAGACGTTGTCCGGTCCCAACAGGAATCTCGGGAACATCTTCGTCACCACCGTCTTGACCGACGGCCAGTTGATGTCGTGCCCAAACAAAATCCCATTGAGATTCAACTTCCACAGAGCGTTTCGGATATCGGCCTCTACCGCCTCGGATCCGTGGTCCCCATCCACAAAAGCGAAGTCGAATCCTCCGTCCAGAATCGGGACAATCTCTCGGCTGTTGCCCTTGAGGATCACCGCCCGCGCCCCATACTTCGCGGCCTCGGATCGGACGAACTCCTCGTTCTTCACGTGATCCCACCGCTCACCCTCTTCCAGCGTGTACTTCTCCGGCCCATGGTTATCGGGCTGGGGCTCCCAGAGGTCGATGGTGGTCATGGTCAACTTGGGGCATGTCTTCAAAAGGTAGAGGAAGGTCCGCCCTCTCCAAGTTCCGATCTCCAGACCAGACTTCCACCCAAGGGTGTTGGCAAGATCCGCGATGAAGTGCTCCCGGAGGTACTTCCCGTCCATCTTGGCCCTGATGATCTCCTTGCCCCTGCCGCCCGTCCAATGGACGCATACAGCATCGGGGTTGGCGTCCCCGTCGAGGCGGAGCCAGTTGAACTCCCTGGGCATGAAGCCCACGCTGCCGGGGTTCCGGTGCGCCAGGACATTGAGGATGACTTGGTCGTCCCGGTAGTTCTTCCCTTCCCGTGAAATCGTCGAGCACCATTCGGAGATCATCTTGTTCCCGAACTTGAAGGCCAGGACGCCAGAGTTGAGGGATACCGGACCCTTGCTGAAGCGATAGTAGGGGTCTTCTGCCGCCGCGAGGCCGTGCTTGCATTGGTGGAAGATGGGGTCCAGTGACCCCCGGATCTCTACATCCACATCTGTCCAGACGCTCTCCTCGAATATGGTCTGAGCGAGGGCGAATGGCTTCTGGAACCACCCATCCATGGGGACATGCAGCTCCCCCAAGATTCCCTTGCTCGCGCACCACTCCCGCGCCCGGTCGGTCATGGCCTTCTCGCCAAAGCCCATGTCGATGAACAGAACAGGCAGGGGGTTGTGCCTGGAGTAGTGCTCCCACCACCATGGAAGCATCCATTCCTGTTCACTTCCGCACCCGACGACCACCCCCATCGGCAGGGACGGTCTGCGTCCATCCCATACGGACGACAGAACAGATTCCCTGGAGGGAATAGCGGGGAAGGAGGCCGAGTTCAGGATGGTGCCGATGACCCACGGCGAAAGCCCGTCCCTCACCGCCGAGATGTTCCCGGCGTCCGTCTTCCTGTGGAACCACGGCCCCGCCGTGTCGTGGACGTCGACCGGGATGGTAGCCCACCGTGAGACGAAGCCGCTCTTGACGAGGTTCTCGTAGCGGCCCCTCACGGCCTCGGATGCGAAGACATGGAGGTCGCATGGGATCGTCGGCCTGACCGCGCTGTGGTGCCAACTGATCGTCGGCCACCTCCGCAGCCAGCCCCACGGGGGCTTGCCCTCCGCCGCGTCGCCTCCGACATCATGCAGAACGACGATGGAGGGGTCGATGGACTCGACAACCTCCCTGGTCAGGGGGCCGTGGAAGACCCGAATCCCCGCGTCGTTGAGCATCTGAACCGCGCCCCGATCCTCCCGGTCTTCGAGGCAAAGGAAAGTATGGAAGAACTGCGGGAAGGCGGCGGACATTTCCACAACGAAGAAGGGTACCGAGCCTCGATCGAGGCAACAGGGGTGAACGTGCAACATGACGTTGCTCATGCCGTCCTCTCACTCGGACGTTGTAGGGCGTAACCTACGCCCCGTCACTGCGCCACCGGGCCGTACTTGAAGGAGAGGCGGAACCTCACCCGCTTCTGCGCGAGCCCAGCGTTGTAGAACCACACGTTGAATACCGCGTTCGCGGGGAGGGACGCGGAACCAGCGGTGTCCGCACCGACATCCACCAGCTCCTTGTTCTGGATCTCGATGTCCTCCGCGTACTTCACGACCATGAACACCGCGTCCCCGCCGGAGAGGGCCGTCGCCAGCCCCGTCCGCAGGGTGATCGTCCCGGCCACGGAGTCGAAGTCCGCGATCTCGTACTCGTCATCGCCGGGATGCGTGGAGTCGGGCGCAGGCTCCGCTCCAGGGTTCCGGTCGAACTGGAGCCACATGCCCCTCAGAAGCACCGCCCACGCCTCGTCGGGGAGGTAGACGTTGAGGACCTTGGCACCCTGAACTGCTGGGGCGGTCATCGCCCCGACTTGCTGGGGGTCGATGGAGAACTCGACGATGTCCCCGTCCTCGCAGAACCCCCCATAGCCCTTGCCGCACAGGATGTTGGTCTGGTACGGGAACGACACCCCATGCTTCGTCCACCCCGCCGGGGCGTCGAAGTTGATCCCCTTGACCTTCGACCTGGCGAGAGTCGGATCGAGGTCTTCCACGTCCTGGATCCTGACCGGCATGGGGTCTGTGGTCTCCGTCGCCACGATGGAGACATCTCGGATGTTCGTGTGGGCCGCGTTGTAGGGGCAGACCGTAGGCAGACCCTCTTCCTCGGGCTTGAATTCCGTGTACCTCGCCGAGTCGCAGTCGTCGCAGTACATATAGTACTTGTGAAGAATCATCGGTCTGCCCCTCTATCAGTTGGAAGTCATCAATGCGAAATAGATCGAAACGGTGGTCGCGCTACCGCCGCGATATGCCCGGATAGCGAGCATCACCTCCCCAGCGGGGAGGTTTGCGAAGGTCGTTCCCGAGATCAACTGCACGGTGTTCCCCGAGAACGAGAGCGTCGCGAGGACGTTGCCGTTGGTCACGTCGTAGAGGTCGCAGTACCCGAGCTGCGTGTTCGACGTTTGTGCGATGATCTTGAACGAGGTTGGAGTCCATGCCCCCGTCCCACGGTAGATGGCGTAGCGAATGATCGTCGGGGTTTGGCTGGACGTGTTCACCCCAGGACCGTTGCTGTCGCCCATCGACACCGAGATCTGTGGGCGAGCTCCGGCAACGACCGTGTCCATCTTCGCCTTGTCCGCCGCCGACATGAAGCCGTTGACAGACCCCGTGGCTGCGGCATGAAGGCTTCCCCCGCCCCTGTTCCCGTGGCCGTGCGTATGGTTCGAGCGGGCCAGTGATGTCGCGCCACCCTCAGCGTTAGTCGAATCCGTGAGCTCCACCGCCGCTGCCGTGGTGATGTCGTGCTTGTGATCCTGCCGCGAAGCCTCTATCGACACTCCCTTGTCAGCGGTGGCTTTCGTAACATTGACCGGAGCCGTACTGGTCAAAACCCCTGTCGCGTCCAGCTTGGTCTTGTCATCGGCCCCGAGGAAACCGGGCGAGACACCGGCCACGGCTACCGTATGGAGAGATCCCCCACCCCTGCTTCCATGCTGGCCGTCCGTGATATTCGTCGAGGAGTTGAGGGTTGGGTACCCTCCCGGCTGATCCGGCGACCCATAACCCTGAGACTCCGCAGCGGTTTTGTCGACCCCATTGATCCTGAGGTAGTGAGTCGAGTCGAACTCCGCCCCCAGCCCCTTCTGGATCGCGTTGATCAGCTCGTCATCTGTAACCACCTCGGTCGCGTTGTAGATTCCCGTGGCGGGAACGACGATTCCCCCGAACCTCATAAGGTTCCAAGGAGAGCCGCTGTCGTTCACGAAGATGATACTTCTTGCCATTATGTCGCCCGCCTACGGAAGTAGACGCGAACCTGCGGGTCGGTACAGTTGTTCGCCGAGTTCCAGTAGATGGAGAAGATCCCGCCGACGTTGAAGTCCCCGTTCAGGGTCATGTCCGCCCCGGACGCGGCCCCGCCCGTGGCCTTGGACGCCGCCGCCACCCCGCTCCTCCTCGCTTCCCAAGTGCCCACGACACCCGCGCTCATCGCCCAGGTGATCCCGACAATGGTGACATCGTACGGGAGGTAGACGCCGAGAGCGGCGGAGTACGCCATCCCGTCGAACCGCCGAGCGTAGGACCCGGATGTCTGCACCCCGTTCCTGCCGCCCCCCTCCGTCTCCAGCTCGCCCAGCCACTTCCCCCTGCCGCTGTCGTAGTGGAAAAGGGCGTCGAGGTCGGTGCGGTAGAAGTGGTCGCCGTCGGCAGGGGCTCCGGGGAACGCCGTCCCCTTGGAGAACGCTCCCGTGTCACCCGTCGGACCTGTCGGTCCGGCGGGACCGGCGGTGCCCTGGTCCCCCGTGGGGCCGGTCGGACCTTGTGTCCCCGTCCCTGTCGGCCCTGTCGGACCCTGGACCCCGGTGCCTGTCGGCCCTGCCGGGCCTTGGGTTCCGGTGTCCCCCGTGGGACCAGCGGGTCCGATGGTCCCCGTGTCTCCAGTAGGACCAGCCGGTCCCTGAGTTCCCGTTCCGGTCGGCCCTGTCGGGCCTTGGATCCCCGTACCTGTCGGACCCGTGATCCCGGTCCCCGTCAGGCCAGTGTCCCCCGTCGGTCCTTGCGTACCGGTCCCGGTGGGCCCGGTGGGTCCAACGCCAGAATCACCCGTTGGTCCTGTCGGACCACGAGTTCCTGTCCCGGTGGGTCCAGTAGGCCCCTGCCAACCAGTTCCCGTTGGTCCAGTAGGCCCAGTGGGGCCTCTCGTTCCCGTTCCAGTCGAACCCGTAAGACCAGTCGCTCCGGTAGGACCACGGGTTCCCGTACCAGTGGGGCCTGTCAATCCTGTCGGACCGCGAGTTCCTGTTCCTGTCGGTCCCGTTGTGCCCGGAGTGCCCGGATCTCCTGTCGGACCTGTTGCCCCCGGAGTACCAGGGTCTCCCGTAGCACCCGTTGGCCCGGTTGCCCCCGGAGATCCCGGAGTACCCGTAGAACCAGTCGGGCCTTGTGTTCCCGTTCCAGCAGGTCCGGTGGGACCTGTGATTCCCATTCCAGTAGGACCCGTGGGCCCGCGAGTCCCTGTCCCGGTGGGCCCGGCAGGTCCGCTCGGGCCAGGTTGTCCGGTTGCACCTGTCGGCCCTCCAGCGGGTCCGGTTGGACCCGTCATGCCCGTCCCCGTGGCACCCGTGGGCCCCGTGACCCCCGTCCCTGCCGGGCCAGTGGGACCCGTCACACCGACGCCCGAAGGACCTGTCGGACCGATGGTCCCCGTGCCCGTCGGCCCCCTGCTTCCCGTGTCCCCAGTCGGGCCCGTGAGACCAGATGTCCCGGTCAACCCCGTGGGTCCCGTGATCCCAGCGCCCGTCGGACCAGCGGCACCAGTCGAACCCGACGGCCCCGTGGCACCCGTCCCGGTGATGCCGGGACCGGTGAGGCCGGTCATCCCCGTGGGGCCGGTGGGTCCGGTCGGACCAGTGGGGCCACCGAACGGACCGGTCGGACCAGTAGGTCCGGTGACTCCGCCGTCGATGCCGCCGCAGATGTTCCTGACGCCCATCTATGGCACCAGACAAAAGTCTACGCCCTATTCATCTCCTCGATGACGGGCTCCGCGAAGAACGTGGCCATCTCGGTGTGGAACTCGTCGACGAAGGTGGGGAGGCCGACCCGCCCCTGGAGACGCCACTCCCCCGGGGCGTCGAGGTCTCCGGGCTGGGTCTTGTACCGGATCTTCCCGTCCTTCCCGTCGGTCGAGAAGTCCGCCAGGCGAGAGAACCACCCTACCACGGGCCTTCCGAAGACGATGTACCTCGTGGCCGCGTTGCTGATGTCCACGGCGCCGCCCTCGTCCACGATCGTGATCTCGAAGACGACGCCGACATCCCCCTGACGCACTGTTCCCAACGAGGCCATCGACCCCCCGCTTCCGCTTCGGCGCAAGGCGGCGGAGACCTTCCGTCGGACCTGGACCACCGCACGGATCGCGGGGAAGGGGGGAAGGCCGGGCTGGACTACCGGCCACACGACGGGCTGCTTGGGCTCCATCTCGGCCTCCCCCCGACGCCCCCGTGCTACGGGTTGTTGTTGAGGGAGTCGATGATCTGCACCCAGCGGGGCAGGGCCGCGACCGCCGTCTGGAAGTCGGCGTAGTTCATGTTCGCCGCGACCGCCGCCCGGAGATCCTCGCGCTCCTCGAGCAGCGCCACGACCACGTCGCGCAGGTCCCACACGTCGCAGTTGCCCCGGGTGAACTCGGGACGGATCTTCACGACGTTCCCGTCCCCGATGACCTTCGGATCGCCGCCGCCAGCAGGCATGGTGACCTCCTCTTGCTCAATGTGCCTCGGCCCAGAGGTACGTGCCTCGAACGGCCGAGAGCGCCTTCAGGAACATCTCCCCGTCGCCGGGGCGAACCACCTTACCGTCCTCCGACATGATGCCGTCCTTCATCATACCCAAGACGACCCTGCTCGTCGTGCCAGTTTCCTCCACCGCCACCCCGCCCCGCAGGGAGAACACGGCGACCGGCTCCTCCGACCCCGCGGACATGATCCGCACCTTCGCCTCCCCCCCGAGCCCCAGCCCCCTCCTCCTCCCCTCGAGCTCCTCCACGGTGGCCGCCCAGTTCCCGGCGAACGGGACCGCCTTGTCGTCCACCGTCGCGTCGAAGAAGACCTTCCTGGAGTACCCCTCGGCGTCCGTCTCCGGGTCCTCGTTGATGTGGTCGAACGGGATCCTGTTCTTCTCGAGCAGCCGCCTGACCTCCCCGAGGTCGGACCTGTGGGTCCAGACGACGACCCGCCACCCGGCCTTCATCAGGTACCGCAGGGCCTCCGTGGCGCCTGGGAGGGGCGACTCGTCGTCCTCGGACAGGACCGTTCCGTCCAGGTCGACGGCCACCACGGGCCTCTTCCGCCCTACCACTTCTCGCCGAGCTTCCGCCATTCCGTCAGGCCCTTCAGCTCCCTGATCCTCTTGACGACGCCGTCGGCCTCCCCGCTCTTGAACCGCCTCCTGTCCACGATGTCGAAGGCCGCGTCCTCGTCGATCGCCTTGATCTCCACCGCGACCCCCGGGTGTACCGGCGTCCCCACCAGGTGCTTCCCGGCGCTCGACCGGAGCCACTTCCTGTCGTCGCCCTTCACGATGGAGTAGCCGTTGTCGATCGCGTAGACCCGGCGCTGCTCGTCCATGATCCAGTTGTTCGCGTGGCGGTCGATCTCGCCCCGGATGAAGTCGAACGCCGCCAGGCGGTGCAGCCACGGGTTCGTCCTGTCCTCCCGGTAGTCGTACCCCTTGTCGATCCACTTCCACGCCGTCGGGCGGTCCACCCAGGCCTGGACGCTCCCGTACCCGACCTTGGAGATCTCCCTCCCCACCGTCGGCGGGACGAGGTCGAACCCGAACAGGCGGTCCAGCTCGAAGGATACCAGCTCCCTCTCCGGCCCCGTCACGTCCAGGTCGACCGACTCGCAGTACCTCTTGTTCTCGTACTGGCAGTGGATCGTCTTGAGGGCCGCCCGCCTCGTGGTCACCGGCCCGGAGTCCATCCCCGTCATGAACTCCACCCGGTACGGCCGGTGGATCCCCACCCCGATGGGCTCGACCAGTGTCTCCTCGCCCCCGAGGAGCGACCGGCACATCATGTCGCACGTCCCGGCGTCGGCGTCCTTGGGCTCGGCCGTAGGCCACGAGGGGCCCCCCGCGGTGGACCTCATGTTGGCGAGGAGGCCAATACCAAGCGGGGAGCCTGAGGCCCGTTCATCGGACCGCAGGCCCCCCGTGAAGAGCCGCATCCTGGCAGACTCGGGGGTCCGCATGCTCCATCACCGCCCGGCATTAGTCGCCCGTGCAGAGGAACCGGATCCTCTGGGTCGAGGTCCCGTTCGTCTGGAGCTCCAGGTCGAGGACGCCCGACGGGCCGGGGCTGTTGGGCGTGAACTGGAACATCGCCCCCTTGACCGCCTTCACCGTGAAGGCGACCGCTCCGTCGAACTTCATCTGCGCCCCCTCGCCGTCGCAGACCAGCAGCGCCCACTTCGGGTCCGCGATGCTGGCGCAGAGGGGGGCGAGGTCGACGCTCACCGGGGCCCCGAAGTTGTCGTCGAGCAGCGCCTTCGCGTTCATGGCGTCGCCGTTGACGACCCTTGACAGGGAGATCCCGTCGCTCGTCGACAGGCCCATCGTTCCGCTCGAAGTGAAGGTTCCCATCTCTGATCCTCCCATCTTTGGGAAACGGACTGCCTTCAGGGAACGGGCGTTAGTCGCCCATGCAGAGGAACCTGATCCTCTGCGAGGCCCCGTTCGCCGTGATCTCGATGTCGCCCACGCCCGTGGGGGTGGCGGAGAACTCCCCGAGCAGCGTCTTGAACGCCTTGGTCGAGGGCCCGACGCTGTCGATGTCGACCAGCGCCCCGTCCCCCTCGCAGAGGAGGAGGAACATCTTCGGGGCCGCGATGGACGCGATCAGGGGGGCCAGGTCCACCACCACCGGCCCGGGCCCGAAGTTGTCGTCGAGCAGGACCTTGGCGTCGAGGGCCACCCCGTTCGATGTCTTCGAGAGGCTGATCCCGTCGCTCGTCGAGAGACCGGCCTGCATGCTTCCGGTGAAGTTGCCCATCTCACTCCCTCCTTCACGACTCCTGCGGAAGCAGGAATGTGTGGGTGTGCCCGTCAGACTCCTCGACCATCCCCATGACCAGGACGGGGTGGTCGTGCCCGTTCACCACGTCGGTCTTGCCCCTCACGACGGAGCCGTCCTTGGCGCGGATCACCATGACCCTGTGCTTGTGCTCCGGGGCGGCGATCCCGGCCACCTGGCTCGTGACCGCCTCGATCCGCTTCTCCCCGACCTCCGTCCTCGGCATCCAGTGCCACGCGCTCACCTCGTCGGGGACCGACTTCTCGGTGTCCCCCCGGAGGCTCCACTTGCTGCACGTGCCCCCGGCCGCCATGAGAAGGTTCCACGAGGGGCACCGACCCACCCCCTCCACGTCCTTCAGGGCCCCGAAGGACCCGCAGTTCGAGCAGACGTGGGCCGCCCCGACCGGCTCCTCGTTGACGATCTTCACGAGGAAGAGGCGGTCCCCCGCCGAGGTCGTGAGGCACCACCCCTCCTTCCCCAGGGAGTTCAGGGCGGCCGCGTCGACGTTGGACGCCAACAGGATCTTGTGCAGGTATCGCTGCATCGCGCTTCCCTCCGAACCGTCCCCCCGGTTAGTACACCGGCGGGGCCGGAGGCGGCAGCGATCCCGGCTTCTTCGGGTTGCTCGTGACCTGGTCCGAGGCCGTCGGCGCCGGGTCCTGCGGGTGCGCCCAGGCGCGGAACTGCCCGGGGGCCAGCCGGACCTGCCCGCCCATCCTGGCGAGCGAGGCGGCCAGCGCGGGCCCGTGGGTGGCCTCGCCCGTCTGGGCGGCGACCACCTTCGGGATCATGTCCGCGTTCCCGGTCCTGGCGAAGGCGGCCATCTGGTCCCGCTCCGCCGGGGGCACGCCCTGCGGCCCGGACCCGGGGATGTTGGACGGGACGCGGGGCTGCCCGGTCGGGGTGAACTGCTTGTTGACGTCCCCCTCCCGCGCCCTCTGGGACTTGGACACCTTCCCGGCCCCCGATCTCGCGTAGCTGCTCAGGCTCATGGGTCCCTCCGAAATGCGCATACCGTATGCGCGTCAACGGGGCTGCATCTCTCCCGGATTGACTTCCCCACCCGGGGAGGCCAGCGCCTCCATCCGAAGTACCATTGTAGTGTCCCGCGTCGGGAACGTGGAGGGAAAAGTGTCGTCGTCCTTCCCCACCTCGTCGCCCTCCAGGTCCAGGCCCCACATCCGGTCCTCGGTGACCGTCTCGACCTTGGATATGTCGGACGGCATCCTGCCGAACGGGTAGGGGTTCTTCGACACCTTCACGGGCCCCATGTAGACCTTCTTGACCTTGGCGGCTTTCGGCACGTAGGGCATGTCGAACTTCGCGCCCTGGAGGCACACCCCGCGCCAGTCGAGGGGGATCACGGTGTCCCCGACGCTGATCTTCTTCGGCCTGACGAACGAGGGCGGCTCCTCGGCGACGCCGTGCTCGACCATGATCTTCCCAGTGTACTCCGAGGCGGGCCTCGCCCCGTTGGAGATCAGGTCCTCCAGGGCCTCCTTCGCCTTGTCGGGGATCGGGAGCTTGTCCCACCCCGCGTCCTTCAGGACCTTCTCGATCTCGTCCTTGGAGACGCGCCCCTCCCGTCCCGGTCCCTCGGAGGGGCTAACGACGAAAGGGCTGGCGGCCTTCTCGATGTCCCCGACGACCCCGGCCAACCATTCCTTGCCGAAGGGCTCCCCCCCGTCGACGCCCTTCCCGACCGACCTCTTGCCGCGCTTGAGGTACTCCCCGAGGGACTCGGCGTCCCCGCCGTTCGTCATCCGGCCAGATCCGCCCTTCTCCCCCTCCCACATCCAGTTCCCGCCGTCGAGAGCCTGGTGGACGCCGACGTCGAGGTCGCCTGGGCCCCCGTAGGCGTGGTGGAGAACCCTGTCCCCGCCCGGATGCACCACGGTCACCGAATGCGAGTACTTGAACCCCGCGTCGGTGAGCGCCTGGTGGTACGGGTGCTTGTCGTGGTCGGGGTGGAATCCCTGCCCGGAGGAGTTCGGGTCCTGGATGCCCATGTGCCCGACCTTCTTCGCCTCCGGCTTCTTCGCGCCAACGGATGCGGACCCCTTCGGAGCGAACTTTCCCGAGCGCCTGGGGTGCAGCTCCTCGCGGAACTTGCCTTCCTTGTCGAGGTCGATGGACTTCTCGACGGCCTCGCCGGACGCGAAGGGGCCGCCGACGGCGCGGAGCCTGCGCTCCTTGTCGACGTACTCCTGCGCCTCCCCGATCGCCGCCAGGTCCCCGTCGACCTCGGACGCCCTCACCTTCTTCGGGAAGAGCTCGAAGCCGCGGTGGATGTCCAGGCCCCTGCGGAGGGACTTGTTGACCTGGACGCCCTTCTCCGACATGTTCCCGCCGCTCCAGACGTCGCGTCCCTCGTTCATCTGGTCACTCCTTCTTCTTCCCGTACGCGTGCTCGGGGGCCAGCTTCCCCTTCTTCTTGGCCTGGCCCTTGAGCCAGCCGCAGACCTTCACGGGGTCGTCGACCTCCTCGCTCGCGCGCCTGCTCCCCTTGATGGCCGCGACGCACCCGTCGAACCCCTTCTCCCCCACCCACTCGACCAGGGACTCGACGTTCCCGGGGTTCCCCATCCCGGCCGCGTCGGAGACCGCGTCGATGACCTCCCCGCTCGGCGCGACTCCGGGGGACGCGCCCCTCGCGCGCTCGATCGCCCCGTCCATCTTGGCCCTGAAGTCGCTCATCGCCTGCATGGCCCCGCCGCCGAGCACGTCCTTGCAGAAGCCGTCGACGGCCCCCATGGTCTTGTGGACGAAGTCGGCGTCCTGCCCCTCGGGCTCCCCCCCGTCGGACTTCCCGATCGGCCACGCCACCCGGTGCGAGTGCGCGTGCCCCCCGACCGGTGTCTGGTCCGGGGCAGTCCTGGTGTCGATCTCCCCGCCCGACCCGACGGCGCACTCGATCATGTGGGCGTGCCCGTTGTTGAAGGAGGTGAAGGACTTGACCCGCCACCCGGCCACCTCGGGCACGGGCGTCAGGAAGTACTCGTGCTGGTGCCCGTCCTGCGCGTCGGTGATCCCCTGGATGAGGGAGGGCACCCCCTCTACCACGGCCGCGGAGGCCGCGGGCCCCTGCGCCGGGAAGAGGTCCCCTCCCGACGCGATGGACGTGGTCGTGATCCCGGGGGAGGACATGGACGCCTGGCCGCCGCCAACGGCGACCTGCTTCTCCGACACCCCGATCTCGCCCACGACCCCGGGGGCGACCCAGACCAGCCGCACGGAGTCGGCCATGAGGGAGCCGTCGACGGGGAGGTAGAAGGCGTGCTCATCCACCTTGGCGACGTCCCCTGCCATGTCCCGGTCGGCCATCCACTTCCTCACGGCCTCCTCGGAGGCGAACCTGCCGGAGGCGAAGTAGAGCCCCCCGATGGTCAGCTCCGGCTCCGCCACCTCGCGGTGGTGCTCCAGGATCCCTCCCGTGAAGACGGGGGACAGGACCTCTCCCGCCCGGATCGTCTTGAGGTAGGACTCGCAGTAGGAGCAGGTCCTCTTCTCGCCGATGTTCTGGGGGCGCCACTTGACGATCGTCCCGACGCAGCACCCGCCCATCTTCCCGGTCACCTCGACCGCGAGTCGGCCGGTCCAGGGGTTCTTGTCCATGGAGTGGCTCCTCACAGGCCGGCGATGATATCGCCCGCCTCTTCCTGCGTGATGAGGCCCGCGGCCGCCGCGTCGCGGACGGCCCCGACCTTGAACTGCTTGACCTTCTTCGGGTCGAGCTTGTACTCCTCCTCCTCGCTCCAGCCGAACGCCTCCGTGGCGCTCGCCATCTCCTCGGCCAGGGCGCGGGGGATCTTGACCTTGGCCCCCATGTCCTTCTCGGGCGCCGCGGGGGCTGGGGCGGCGGGCTCCGCGGCGGGCGCCTTGGACCAGACCTTGTCCCGCCTCTTCGCGATCTGGATGGCGGCGGCGCGGTGGACGGCCGCCCTGGAGAGGAAGAACACCTGGTCCGCGCGGGAGAAGTCCTTGTTCTCGGACTTCTTGACGTTGGCGTTGGCCCTCCCCTCGAGGGTCCCGATCTCGCGGTTCATCTCCGACCACTCCTTCGGCTCCTCCCCCGTCCAGTTGGCCTTGGGGACGTAGTTGAGGAAGTAGCCGCGCTTCCCGACGAGCCCGACCTTCTCGGCCTGGTGGATGAAGTCCTCGTCCCTCTGCCGGAGGTCGTCCTCGGGGACGTTCGCCATGGTGCTGATGACGGCTTCCTCGGCCTCGGAGAACCTGCCGTGGGCGTCGTGGTGGGGGTTGAACTTGAGCAGGCCGCCGGTGGCAGACTTCAGGACGGACAGCCCGTCCCCGCCCCTCGATGGAGCCATGCGGACCTCCTGTCGGGAAACGACCATCTCGACCGCCGTCCCTACACGATGACGGGGTCTGCGAGCTCCGTCCTCGTCCCCGCCGAGTCGATCTCGACGGCCTTGAAGGCGGTCCCCCTCGTGACGGAGGAGACCCCGGTGGCGACCGCGAGGGCCGCGGCGTTGGAGTCGTCCACGTCCTCGATGAGGGCGCGCACCGCGCCGACCTGGTCGCGGTAGAACATGGAGAAGGGCTTCGGGCCCTGGAGGGCCGCGCTCAGCTCCTCGGCGATCGGCTGGAGGAACTCGGCCTCGGACCCGGGGACGCCGACCTGCGGGAACGACACGTAGACGTTCTTCATCTCGGGTCTCCTTCAGAAGACGATGACGCCCTTACCACCAGTCTTCCTCGACCTCCCCGCATTGTCAATAGGCGACCGCTCCTGGTTGACCGACAGCGGCATCACCAGGCCGCCCCCGACGACCGGCTGCATGAAGGCGTCGCCCCCGAACTCGGGCGACCTCACCGGGGGCGACACGCCGAACGCCACGGACGGCGGCGGCGCCTCCGGCGGGGCGGCGGGCTGCCTGGCCGCCCTCGGCCTGCCAGCCTCCGGCGACGCGATACCCGCATCCTCCCCGTGAAACCGCTCCTCGAACCGGTAGTGGAGCATCGAGCAGTTGTGGGACACGATTCCCCTGGCGACGTAGCTCCTGTCCTCCTCCACCTCGAAGTGGTACGCCGTCCGTGGCCGCTTCATCTCGACGATCTTCACCGAGACGACCTCGATCGAGGTGAACTCGTAGAGACCCTCGTGGTTGGCCACAACCCGCAGAACCTCGTCCCGGCACCCATCTACGCCGTCCTTGATCCGTTTCCCTGAAAACCGGAACACCTCCCATCCGTGTCCCCTCAAGTAGGCGTCCTTCTTGGCGTCCCTCTCCCGCGCCTCCTTCGAGTTGTGCCAGTTCCCCCCGTCGCACTCCACCGCGACCATCAACTCCGGGAGAGCGATATCAAGGAACCATCGTCCAACCCGAAGATTATGAACCGGCTCGAATCCCGCCCCCACGAACGAGTCGAACATCTCCCGCTCGATGTCGGTGAAGTGCCTCAAACGGCAGTTGAAGGGGACCTGACGATCGGCAATCATCCGTGCGATAACCTGCCGACGAGCCCTCTCCCTCCCTTCCGGGGTGCGAAGATGATCGAAGAATCCTTCCCGTGCGTGGAGCATCTTCATCAGACGTGACTGCCGCCCCCTCTTCTCGGGCGTGTTCACCAACGGAAGAATTGTCCTCAGATGCTCTCTTACCTTCTCCCTCTCCCCAGGATTCGACCTGATCATGTCGGCACGAGCCGCTGTCGCCGCCCTTGCGTTCGTGGTAGCGTCTCGCACCCCCGTCACGTATTCTGACCGGAGAACCTCCGCCTTCCCCTCGGCCTCTACCCGCTCGCGCTCCCCAGGGTTTTTCCATCTCGCGTTTCGCCCCTTCCCGACGCACCCGTCACAAAACTTGCGCGACCAGAGGATCTTCATCCCGCACCTGACGCATCGAGAGGCCAGGCACTGGACCCTCATCCCCGGCTTCAGGTTCTCGGCCTCGACCCATGAACCATCCTCAATCTGGAAAGGATGCTCAAGGGTGACACGATGCGCATCAACAGGATGCGTTCGCCCGGCGAAGTTCACCTCCACGCATCTCCCTTTCGTGTAGAGAGCGGGCTCGTACTTGACGATCGGACGAAATCTTCCGGCATGCGTCAGAACTTCAACCCCGACACCCAGCCTTCCCACCGGTGCCCACCCCGAGCGTGTCATAACTCTCGTCTTGGCATCGAGATAGGACATGAAGGCGTCAGGCCCGTGGTCGTCCTTCTTGATCGGCTTCCCGTACTTGTCCCGGCGGTACCGCTTGATCTGGTCCAGGAGCGTGTGGAGGTTCTCCCGGATGAACAGCTTGCCGGGGGTCACGAGGTACTTCACGCAGTTCCCCACCCCGTAGTCCTTCCACTTGGCGAACTGCACGTTCATGAGGTTGAACCCGGCCTGGTCCACCTCCAGGTTGTTGAACGGGTGGCTCGCGTCGCCGTAGACGAAGAAGTCCTTGTCCCCGTACATCTCCTGCCACATCATGAGGACCTTGATGGCCTCGGACGTGAGCTTGCCCGACAGGAACTCGGACTCCAGGACCCCGATGCACCAGTCGACCGGCGGCCCGTCCGGCAGCCCCTTCTTCGGGTCCGACGGCGGCCTCGTGAACCGCACGAGGACCGACAGGACGAGGGCCGTCTGCCCCTCCAGCCCCCAGTCGATCCCCACGGACTTCTCCGCGATCTCGTACCTCCTGTCCCCGGACAGGCTCTCCGCCACGGCCTCCGGGTCCTCCGCGTCGACCGGGGCGACGACCGGCCACGACTCCGGGACGAGGATCCCGTCGACGAGGGTCGGGTCGTAGATCGGGCGCATCCACTTGGGCCGGTTGTTCTCGTACTCGTTCTCGAAGACGTCCGTCCCCCGATTCATCTTCTTCGCGAGGATCAGGTTCTCCCTCTTCTGGAACCCCCGCGTGTGCCTCCCCTTCCCGTCGCACCCGGCGTACCTCCACCCGACCTGGTTCCCCTCGGGGTCGAGGCTCGGCCTCTTCTCGGTGAGCGGGCACTGCGTCCGGCAGAACTCCAGGGCCTCCGGGTCCCCCGGCGTCGCCGTCACGATCCCCTCGGAGCATGGCGCCATGGAGTCGTAGCAGTTCCAGTTGAACCGCCTGAACCCGCGCTCCTCCGCGTAGTCCCAGATCTCCTGGAACAGGCCGATCGGGTAGTGGAAGGTGGAGAGGACGACCACCATCGAGTTGGGCTCGGACATCGCGCCCTGCATGGCGGTCTGGATGAGGTAGTCGACGTTCTGGCTGGACTGGCAGGACTCGTCGACGATGAACCCAGGGTTGTGCTTGCCTCGGGTCTGCTTCTCCGACGCGGAGATGATCTTCAGCAGCACCCCGTTCTTCAGCCGCGTCTCGGTCATGAGCGGCTCCACCTCGAGGAGGGACGCCGACAGGACCGGGAAGCACTCCCAGAAGGACTTCGTGTACTGGTAGATCAGCTTAGCTTGTTCAGTGGATCCGGCCATGCTGGTGAACGACATCCGGTGGTAGACGAGGCAGAGCCAAACGAGGATGGCCGCGCACAGCGTCCCGCCCGACCCGCGCCCCTTCCACAGGATCGCCTGGTTCGCCCTCCGGTAGAACATCGTGGAGATGAACTCCACCATCGGGGGCGAGAGCTTGATCGCGAGCCGCCTCGCGTCCTTCAGGACCCATAGCTTCTTCTCGATCAGGTCCCGGATCTCCCGGTCCTGCCTCTCGGCGAGCTGGGCCTCCGTCTCCCCCTCGGCCGCGGGGCGCAGGAGGTCCGGGAGCCCGTACGACCTCGGGTCCTGGGACTTGGCCCTCCCGTCGAGCTCCGCGTCGATGCGGGCGAGGTAGGTGAGGTCGTTCCGCATCGCCGCCATGTCCAGCTGCGGCGCCTTAGTTTTGGTTCGGCTCACCCGTCACCCCCATGGCGGACGCCGCGCCGACCTGCGTGAGGCGGTTCACGACATCCCGCCTGCGCTGGATGAGCTCCTCCGTCGACATCCTCGACAGGTCGACCGTCAGGTTCAGGTCCACCGGCGCCTTCGAGATGATCCCAGCGTCCATCATCAGCTTGACCCTCTTCTCGCAGGCCGTGATGGCGGTGAGGAGGAAGTCGTTCTTCGCCTTCGGGTTCTCCGTCTCGGAGTAGTTGAACATGGCCTCCTTCTCGATCTCCTCCAGGTGGGCCATCGCCTCCCCCATCTCGGTGTTGCGGTCGGCCTGGGCCGCGAGCTGGGTGAAGTGCTCCTTGATCCACTTCGAGTCCCGGACGATCGCGTTGCGGGTGACGTTCAGCTCCCTCGCGATCGCGGTGTGGTTCAGGCCCCGCATCTTCATGCGGAAGACCTTGATCCTCCGCTCGTAGGTCTCCTGCGTCGACGGCTTCGTCGCGTACATCTCACTTCTCCTTCCTGTCCTCGGCCTCCTCGTTCCTCGGCCGCCCGGCCCTCTTCGAGACGGCCTTCTGGATCTCGTTCCTGACGAACTGGAGGGCGAGGGCGCTGGACGTCCCGTCGGGGTAGATCAGCCGGAAGGCCGCCGCCCTGTTGACGAGCTTGCCGACCTTGAGGGAGTCGATCCGCAGGATGTCGGCGAGGTCCTCGGAGTCGAAGCGGACGTTCGACCAGAGCCACTTCCACCGGGCCTTCTCGTCCCCCGGCATCGCCCCGGCCGGGTCCCCGAAGGCCACGGGGAACATGGACCACGCCGTCACGAGATTTCGGAGCACCGGGTCACGGACGAGCGGGTGGAGGTTCTCCGCCCGCGTCTGCTCCCTGGCCTTGAACTCCAGGACCGCCGTCTCCTTGTCCGTCATTCTCACCCCACTCTGAACGAAGCCGCAATCCCACATGATTGTAACGCCAGGGGAACGGTTTGCCCAAGAACCTAACCGCCACCGCCTCCTCCACGGAGAACCCCCGGTCCCAGGCGTAGGACAGCCCGGCGCGCAGGACGAGCGCGTCGAAGGCCGGGCCGTTCCACCTCCCCCAGTCGAACGGGACCCCCGCCCTCTCCCAGACGTACCTCGGCATCCCCCCGTCGAGCCGCAGGGCCGACGACGGGACGGACATGAAGACCGTCACCGCCCTCCCCCGGAACCCGGAGAGGACGTCGGCGTACAGGCCCCACGGGTCGCGCCCCCCGACGTCCACGACGTCCACGTCCCTCTCGGCCGCCAGGATCGCCCCCGCGGCCCCGGACGGGTCGTCTCCCGTGTACCCGACGTACCTCATCCTCGGCCCGCACAGCCTCTCCCACACGGGCCAGTTCCCGGCCAGGTCCACGACGACGACGTGCCCGAACCCGTGGTGGCGGCCGAAGAGGCTCCGCCGGACCTCGACCTGGGCGTCCCACGCGGTCATCGCCTCGCCGTCTCCACGAAGGCCCCCTCGATCCTCGCTATCGCCTCGACGTACGGCGCCGCCTCCCCCTCCCTGCCCTCCGGCACCCCGACGACGGTCCACACCATCCTCGGCGGCCTCGACGCGTCGAGGGGCCCGACCTCCCCGGCCCCCGACCCCGCGAGGGACTCGACGAGCTCGTCCGTCATCAGCCCCTCCACCGCGGACCCGTCCCGGATGCTCGCGATCAGCGACTGGAGCCCGTCCGTCCACCGGCCCTGGATCATCTCGTTGTTCAGCGAGACGGACAGGGCCTTCTCCTCGTCGTCGGACAGGTCCACGACCACGACCTGTGTCCTGTCCTCCCCGTTCCTCCTCAGCACCTTCAGCCGCTGGTGGCCCCCGACGACCCTCCCGGACCTCTCGTTCCACACGATCGGCTGGACGAGCCCGTACCTGAGGATGCACCTCTCCAGCCCGTCGAGGGACGCGTCGTCTATCTCCCTCGGGTTCCAGTCCGCCGGGGAGAGGGAGTCAAGCGACCTCTCCTCGATCCTGAACTTCCCCAGTCCCGCCATGGAAATCCCCCCCAACACGGCCCCGCGCCCCGCGGCCGACCACCTCGACCCGCTGGCACCTCGGGTTCAGGCACGACCACGCCT